CGTACCGGTCTCGCTCAAAGCAATCGTAATCCAGATGAAAAGTTCTTTGGGTAATTTTTATTGCAAATTCTTCTAATTGACATTTTTCTAAAAATATGATATAATAATTATATATAAAGAAAGGTGTGGATTTTTATTTGAGAAGATTAAAAAAACAAAATTATAAAGGAGAAATAAGATGTATGAAGAAATGTTAATGCAACAAGGATGGGAGTGTCCCAAATGTGGACGAGTATATTCTCCTTCAACAAGTATGTGCAAATATTGTGGAAATAAAGAATATATAACCACTACAAGCAATTGTCTAAAAATGCGAGATCTTACAGAAGAAGAATTAAAAGAATATAGAGAAATATTAGACAATTGTTATGAACCAACAGGAATAAATCTTTTAGATTTAGATAACATTTGTCCTTGTGCCGGTTGTGAAAAAATTTCAATTGATTGTTTAAATGATTCTTGCAAAAAATTTACAGATTGGATAAAAAAAAATGCAAATAAATAGAGTTTATAATATAGATTGTATGAAATTTATGTCTACCATGGACAATAATTCCGTTAATTTTACATTAACAGATATTCCATATGATGAAGTTAGTCGTCCAATGAATGGTATATGTAATGTAAATTTAAATCTTGGCGATGCAGATAATTTAAATTTTGATTTAGAAAAATTTTTAGAAGAAGTATATAGAATCAGTTCAAATTCAATATGTATATTCTGTGGGCGAGAACAATATAGTGACATATGTCGTTTCTTTGCCGATAAAAAAGGAACAACAAGAACAATTATATATAAAAAAACAAATCCAGTACCAGCAAATGGACAATATATTTATTTAAACGGTATTGAGCTGGCCGTTTGGTTTAAAAAACGTGGAGCTAAAACATTTAATGCTCATTGTAAAAATACTGTTTTTGAATATCCAATTTTTGGCGGTAAAAAACGTATTCACCCAACACAAAAACATCCAGATTTATTTAAAGAATTGATAGCGGATAATACAAACGAAGGTGATTTGGTTTTTGATCCTTGCGCTGGTGGTATGACAACCGCATGGGCGGCCGCCGCAACCAACCGCAATTTTATATGTTGTGAATTAAACAAAGAATATTATAATAAAGGAATAGAATTTTTAAAACAAGAAATTAACTACAAGGAGAAATAAACAATGACAGGAATTATATGGTATAAACATAAAATAAAAGGTACAGAACAATTAATTCGTTTGATAGAAAATTACGCGAGAAAAGGCATATCAGTAAAATCTGAAGTAAAAATTCCTAATAGTCGGAGCATTTATTTCAAAAATGGAGATAAATGGTATTTAATATCAGCCGCTGAAAGCCAAAGAGGAAGAGCTTGTAATATCAGCTTAATAGATACAGAAATTGATAAAAAAACAATAGATACTATAATTATGCCAACAATAAAAAGTTTACCTTATAATGCTTACAATTATTATTAAAAACAAAGGAGAAAAATAAAAATGGGGCAATATACTAATAAAGGATTATATAATTCATATAAAAAAAATAATAAAGAGAGAGCGGCAGAAGATTATTATGCTACTCCAACAGTAGAAGTAACTAATATATTATCTACTCTTGGATATGATTTTAGTAATCAAACTATTCTTGAACCTTGCGTCGGTGGTGGTCATATGGCTGAAGGTATTATAGAATATTTAAATAAATCAAAAGCAAAAAACGTTAAATTAATTGGTACAGATATTAAAGACCGTGGATATAAAAATCAACAATGGAATTTAATTTATGAAAAAGATTTTTTAGCAGATGATTATCCAATAGAAAAAGCAGATGTAATTATTATGAATCCGCCATATGCAACTTTAGAACCTTTTTTAATTCGAGCTTTAGAAATTGCTCAAGATAAATTAATAGTATTATGTCGAACACAGGCTACGGAAGGTATAAGCAGATTTGAAAAAATATATAAGGAACAACCTTTTACAGATATTTATCAATATGTTGATAGAATTCAGTGTTGGCGAAATGGCGTTCCGCCTACTGGCTCATCGGCACAAGCTTATTGTTGGCTTGTATGGGATAAAAAGAAAAAGGTGGAATATCCACAATTTCATTTCATCAGGAGGATTTAATGATATTAACCAAGAAATAGGAAGAAGGACTTAAGATTGCCGTTAAACGATATAATAATCACGAGCCATATACTTGTATATCTGGGTATGCAGGAACAGGTAAGTCAACACTTGTAAAATATATTGTATCAGCTTTAAATTTATACCCCGAAGATGTATGTTATGTAGCATACACTGGAAAAGCATCTTTAGTATTAAAGGAAAAAGGTTGCAAAAATTCTATGACTGCTCATAGGCTATTATATCAATCTTATCCTCGAGGAGATGGTACATATTACCATAAAATAAAAAGACCTATTGAACCATATAAATTAATTGTTGTTGATGAGGTTTCAATGCTACCAAAAGATATGTGGGAATTATTATTATCTCATGGAATACATGTTATTGCTCTTGGAGATCCATTTCAATTACCATCAATGACAGAAGATAATGAAGTATTAAAAAATCCACATATTTTTCTTGATGAAATAATGCGGCAAGCCGCTGAAAGCGAAATAATTCAATTAACAATGGGGCTAAGAGAATTTAAGCCTTTAATTAAAACAAAAGGACAAGAAATTCAAATAATAGATGCTGACGAAGTAATTGATGGCATGTATACTTGGGCAGATCAAGTTATAGTGGCTAAAAACAGCACTCGCCATATTTTAAATCAAAAAATTAGAGAGTTAAAATATAATGTAGATTCAGGTTTACCAATAGAAGGAGATAAAGTAATTTGTTTACGCAATTATTGGGATCATCCGTCTGCAGCAGGCGATGTTTTGGTTAATGGCAGCATAGGAGAACTACACAATATTGATATTTTAAATAACCAAAGATATATAGGAAAAGCAATTAAATCTAATTTTATTTTAGATGAATATTTAGATAAAAATATTGAAAATATAGATTATAATTTAATTTTTCATAATTTAAAATTAGATCATAAATTATTAACAGAACATGAACCAACAGTTAATAAAGACAATTGGAAAAAAATTCCAAATCGTTTTAAACCTTTTGAATTTGATTATGCACAGGCTATTACTTGTTGGAAGGCTCAAGGCAGTGAATATGATAAAGTATTAGTGTTTGAAGAAAATTTTCCTTTTGATAAAATAGAGCATTTTAAATATTTATATACCGCCGCAACACGTGCATCTCAAAAACTAGTAATTGTAAAAAAATAATTAGTTTGACTTAAATATAAAAATATGGTATAATATATATAGAAAGTAAAAAATGAAAGGGGTAGGTAAATGTTTCCAGGTTCTCTACATAACCATACAGATTACTCGAACCTCAGACTCAGAGACAGTATTAATCGTTATGATGAATTAATTAATTATGCTATTAAATTAAAGCATGAAGTAATTGCTTTTACAGAACATGAAGCTGTATCAAATGCAATTAAAATTGAAAATTATTATAATAAAATTAAAAAAAATAATCCAAATTTTAAAGTAATATTAGGAAATGAAATTTATCTTTGTCGAGATAATTTAAACTCAGAAAACTATGTTGCTGGAGAAGATAAATTTTATCATTTTATTTTATTAGCTAAAGATGCAATAGGTCATCAACAAATTAGAGAATTATCAACTAGAGCTTGGAATAGATCTTGGATGCAAGGTAAAATGAGAAGAGTTCCTACTTATTATCAAGATTTAATAGATATTATTGGAACAAATCCCGGTCATGTAATAGGAAGTACTGCTTGCCTTGGAGGATTTTTACCAACAAAATTATTGCAATATTGTGAAACACAAGATAATGAATTGTATAATAAAATAAAAAAATGGTGTTTATCTATTCAAAATATTTTTGGAAAAAAAGATTTTTATTTAGAAATGCAACCGTCTTTCAATGAAGAACAAATAGTTGTAAATAAATTATTAAAAAAGTTATCAAATGAATTAAGTATTAAATATATTATAACTACAGATAGTCATTATTTGAATAAAGAAGACGCCTCAATTCATAAAGCTTATTTAAATTCACAAGAAGGTGATAGAGAAGTTGATGAATTTTATTCGGCAACTTATATGATGTCAACCGAAGAATTAGAAAATTATATGAATAATTATTTTAATAAAGAGGATTTTAAAAAAGCTTATGATGCTATTAAAGAAATTAAAAATAAATGTCAAGATTATAGTTTAAAGAAAAGTTTAAAGATTCCTGTATTGAAATGGAAAATACCAAGTGAATGCAAATTCCCAGAAAAATGGAAATCGGCAATTCCTTATCTTAATACTTTTTTAAACTCAAACTTTGAGGGTGACCGCATATTAGCAAAAGCCATAATGGAACGAGTTGAACAAGATGAAACTCTTCAAAATAAAGAAACGTATGAAGCAATTGAACAAAATCTTGATGCTACTTGGATAAGTTCAAATGTAAATAAAGTTCATTGGAGCTCATATTTTCTTAATCTTCAAAATATTATAGAAAATTGTTGGTCGCTAGGAACAATTATAGGGCCCGGTCGCGGTTCGGGAGTGGGTTTTATTTTATTGTATATATTAGGTATAACTCAAATTAATCCTTTAAGAGAAACAACAAAAACTTTTTCTTGGAGATTTCTTAACCCAGAGCGTGTATCGGTATTAGATGTTGATGTAGATATTGAAGGAAGTAAAAGAGAACAAATTTTAAGCGGTTTAAAAAAATATTATGGAGAAGATCGTGTGGCTAATGTTGCTACTTTTGGAACAGAAGCCCCTAAATTATCTATTCAAACTGCAGCTCGTGGTCTTGATATAGATAATGATCAAGCCTTATATTGGTCATCATTAATTCCTTCGGATCGAGGTAAAGTTCGTAGTCTAAAAGAATGTTATTATGGGAACAAAGAAAAAGGTTTTGCTCCAGTGGCGACTTTTGTTAGAGAAATGAATGAAAATCCAAAAGTATGGAAAATGGCTCAACGCATCGAAGGTTTAGTTTGTAAAATGGGAGAACATGCGGGTGGAGTAATTTTTGTTGATGAACCATTTACAAACTCAACAGCTTTATTGCGTACACCTAAAGGACATATAGCAACTCAATTTGATTTACATGATTGTGAAGATGTAAGTTTAATTAAATATGATTTATTATCTGTTGAAGGTTTAGATAAAATTCATAAATGTTTAGATTTATTAATAGAAGATAAATTAATTAAAAAAGAACCCACATTAAAAGAAACTTATGAAAAAGTAATAGGTATTTATAATCTTGAAAGAGAAGATGAAAAAATGTGGCAAATGATTTGGGAGCACAAAATACAAGCTTTATTCCAAATGGAACAACAAAGTGGTATTCAAGGTATTGCAATAGCAAAACCCAAAAGTGTTAATGATTTAAGTGTTCTTAATTCTGTTATTAGACTTATGGCTCCTGAAAAAAATGCCGAACAACCTTTACAAACTTGGGCTAGATATAGAAAAGACATTAATCAATGGTATAATGAAATGCGAAAATATGGTTTAACAGAAGATGAAATTGATTGGTTAAGTCATCATAATGCGGTTACTGATGGATTATGTGAAAGTCAGGAAGGGCTTATGAGCTTAGTGCAAGAAGAGCGTCTTGGTGGAAATAGTCTTACTTTTGCAGATAAATGTCGTAAAGGTGTTGCAAAAAAAGTTGGTACATTATTTGAGGAATGTGAACAAGAATATTATAAAAATATAAAAGAAAAAGGTTGTTCTGAAAAACTTGCGCATTACGTATGGGATATCCTACTTCGAGTTCAACGTGGTTACTCCTTTAACCGCAGTCATTGTTTAGCATATTCGTTGATTGCTTTACAAGAAATGAATTTATGTTATAAATATCCAATTATATATTGGAATTGCGCTTGTTTACAAACAGATAGTGGAGATATAGGTTCTGGCAGTAATTATGATAAAATTGCAGGAGCAATTGGCAAAATGACTGATGCTGGTATAAAAATTAGTTTACCAAATATAAACAACTCAGGTTTTGAATTTAAACCAGATATTAAAAATAATCAAATTATGTTTGGATTAAAAGGAGTTACAAATGTAGGTGATGATATAATATTTAAAATAATAGAAAATCGTCCTTATATATCTCCTAAAGATTTTGTGCAAAAAATCAATCCAAATAAACAAATTATGGTTAATTTAATTAAAAGCGGTTGTTTTGATAATTTAATAGAACGAAAAATATGTATGGGTTGGTATTTATGGCAAGTGTGTGATAAAAAATCTAACTTAACATTAGCAAACATGAGAATGTTATTAACAGAAAATTTTGTTCCAACAGAAAAAGAAGAATTTAAAATAGCCGCAAGAATTTTTGAATTTAATCGTTTTCTTAAAACAGTTAAAAAATCTTTTTCACATTTTGGTGATTATTGTGTATTAAACGACAGAGCGGTAGATTTTTTAATTGAAATAAAATGTGAAAATTTAATTGAAGAATATAATAATGAATATTTAGTAATTAATATGAAATCTTGGGATAAATTTTATCAAATTGAAATGAATATTTTTCGAGATTGGATTAATAATAATAAAAAAGAGTTATTAAATAAAATAAATTCTCAAGCATTTTTAAAAGAATGGAAAAAATATGCCGAAGGGTCATATTCTAAATGGGAAATTGATTCAGTATGTTATTATTCACATCCTCATGAATTAATTAATGTTAATTATGAAAAATATGGTTTAAGTGATTATAGTAAACTACCGAAAGATCCTGAAATCTCAAGAAGTTTTTATAAAAACAATAAAACGATTAATTTATATAAATTATATAAAATTTGCGGCACATGTATTGCAAAAAATAAAAATAAAAGTTTAGTAACTTTATTAACACCAGAAGGCATTACAACAGTTAAATTTCCAAAAAATTATTTTTCATTATTTGATAAACAAATATCTGAAATGCAAGCAGATGGAAAAAAGAAAATAGTAGAAAAATCTTGGTTTAATAGAGGCAATATGATTATAGTCCAAGGATATCGTTCTGGAGATAGTTTTATTCCCAAAAAATATGCTTCTGTTGGTGGACATCAATTATATAAAATAGATAAAGTTTTAGATAATGGAGATATAAATTTAAGAACAGAAAGGTATAAAGGTGGTATAACAGATGAATAAAATATCTTTAATTGCATTAATTGGCCCATCTGGTAGCGGAAAAGACACTCTTTTAAAGCAATTAAAAAAAGAATGTCCTAAACAATTTAATTATATTAAAAACACAACTACTCGCCCCAAAAGAAATAAAGATGATAATGATTATATTTTTATGTCAGAAGAAGAATTTGCTTTAAAGGCTTTGCATGGAGAATTTGTTGAAACCTCTGAATTTAATGGTTGGTTTTATGGAACAGATTATACGCAATTATCTTTAAATAAAATAAATATTGGAATATTTAATTTAGAAGGATTAAAAGAATTATTAGACGAGGTCCTTTATCATATAGACGTTTATATTATTTATATAAAAAGTTCTGATAAAGCGCGATTATTGCGGCAATTGAATCGGCAAGACAACCCGGATGTTAATGAGATTGTCCGACGTTTTTCGGCGGATAAAAAAGATTTTGCAGAACCCTTGCCTTTTTATTATATTTGTTATCACAACGAAAAAGAAAAAGATATAAATAAATTTGTAGATTTTATTCAAACTGCGTCTAAGAATCTCGAGGACGAAAATGAATAATTAAATTAAGATAAAATCCAAATATAGTATGAAACTATGTTTTTTATACTATATTTTGATATGGAGGTAATAAAATGCTATAGATTAAAAAAAGAGATGGAACATTAGTTCCATTTAATCGAGACAAAATAATTATAGCAATTAATAAAGCTTTTCTTGAAGTGGATGGAGTGTTATACGAAACTTCTACGGCAGAGGATATAGCGGCAGATATTGAAGAACGTTTAAAGAAAAAAAATATTACAACTACAATTGAAGAAATTCAAGATTGGGTTGAAGAATATTTAATGCGCTCTGAACGTCAAGATGTTGCACGAGCTTATGTGCGTTTTAGGTATCGTAGAGAAATGGCTCGTAATTATGAAGCAGATTTTATTAGTTTATGGGAAGAAAAATTAAAAGCAAAAAATGTTCAAAATCAAAACGCTAATCTAGATGAACATTCTTTTGGAGGTCGTCAAGGTGAAGCTGCAGATGTAATCCTTAAAAAATACGCCTTAGAAAACTGTGTATCACCTATGGCTAAACGTAATCATGAAAACAATGAAATATACATACACGACCTTGCAAGTTATCCAGCTGGAATGCACAATTGTTTAAGTTGCCCTATAGATGATTTATTGGCAAATGGGTTTAATACTCGCCAATGTTCTGTTAGATCGGCACAATCTATTAATACAGCTTTTCAACTTGTTGCAGTAATTTTTCAACTTCAAAGTTTAATGCAGTTTGGCGGAGTTAGTGCAACACACATTGACCATACAATGGTTCCATATGTGCGAAAAAGCTTTTTAAAACACTATATTGTAGCTTGGCTAAAAGATCAACCAGAATTTAAAGAATTAAATTTAATTAAATTATTATTTGACAATTATGAAGAAACTCGTTCAACAGTAAATAATATTACTTTTAAAATATTTAGAAACAAATTTGAAGATTGGGTAGATAATCATAAAAAAGATTTCTTTGAACAAACCGGATTAAAAGAAGAAGATTTTAAATTTAATAATAAAGAAAAATTTGATGATAAATATTATCAACAAGCTCTTTATGATACAATTATAGAGGCTCAACAAGCCGCTGAGGGCTTAATGCACAACTTAAATACATTACAAAGTCGAAGCGGAAATCAACTTCCATTTAGTTCAATTAATTATGGTACTTGTACCGAAGAAGAAGGTAGATTAATAACAAAATGTTTACTAGATGTATCAATTGAAGGACTTGGAAAAGTTAGGTCAACTAGTATTTTCCCTTGCGGAATTTTCCAATATATGAAAGGTGTAAATAATAAAAAAGATACGCCAAATTATGATCTATATCGAGAAGCATTAAGATCGACTGCCCAAAGATTATATCCAAATTATGCTAATGTTGATTGGTCTGGTAATGCGGGATATGATCGCGACGATCCTCGCACATACTTCAGCACAATGGGATGCAGAACCGCGAACGGATGGGATATTAACGGGTTTGGTCAATTAAAAGACGGACGTGGCAATATTTGTCCTGTAACAATTATTCTTCCAACTTTAGCTATGGAGGCAAAATTAGCCACTGAGACAGAAGAAGATAGAATTAAATATTTTATTAATCTATTAAACAAAAAAATATATGAAGCAAAAACAATGCTTTTAGAAAGATTTGAATGGATATGTTCACAATCCCCAGATTCTGCAAAATTTATGTATGAAAATAATACAATGGCTGGTTATATTCCAGAAGAAGGTATTCGTAGTGCTCTCAAACACGGCACTTTAGCTATTGGTCAATTAGGTCTTGCTGAAACATTACAAATTTTAATCGGTTGTGATCACACAGAGCCAAAAGGTATGGAACTAGCAAAAGAAATTGAACAATTATTTAAAGATAGATGTGCTAAATTTAAAGAGGAAGAAAAACTTAATTTTGGTGTATATATGACTCCAGCCGAAAATCTTGCGTATACGGCAATGAAAAAATTTAAAGAAAAATATGGTGAAATTCCAAAAGTATCTGATAAAGAATACTTTACAAATAGTATGCACGTACCAGTTTATCATGAAATTTCACCTTTTAACAAAATTGATATTGAATCGCAATTAACAGGATATTCATCTGCTGGCTGTATTACTTATGTAGAGTTAGATGCTGGCGTTAAAAATAATATAGATGCTTTAGAAACAATAGTAAATTATGCTATGGAAAAAGATATTCCATATTTTGCTATTAACGTACCTTGTGATACTTGTCAAGATTGTGGATATACAGATGAATTAAATGGGGCTTGTCCCGTATGTGGAAGCACAAATATAAAACAATTACGTCGAGTGACAGGATATTTAACTGGCGATTATACATCAGCTTTTAATGCGGGCAAGCAGCAAGAAGTCGAGATGCGTGTTCGACATAATAAATATTAATTGAAAGGAGGATTAAAAAAATGAGATACTCTGGAATAATGTATAATGATATTGCAGCAGCTCCAGGGATAAGTGTAACATTTTTTACTCAAGGCTGTCCTTTCCGCTGTAAAGGATGTCATAACCCTGAAACTTGGGATTTTGAAGGCGGTATTGAGTTTACTCCTGAAATTATAGATACAATATATGAAAAATTACATGCAAATGGCATAAATAGAAATTTCTGTTTAATGGGCGGAGAACCTCTCTGCCCTGAGAACTTATTTTTATCTTGTTTATTAATATCAGAAGTAAAAAAACGTAGTCCAGAAACCAAAATATATGTTTGGACAGGTTATACTTATGAAGATTTAATAAAACTATCAGATAAAAAATTAGATACTATTTTAAATACAGTAGATTATTTAATTGCTGGACCTTATATAGAATCATTACGAGATATTACAATGTTAATGGCTGGTAGTACAAATCAAAAAATTATTAATTTAAAAGGAGAAAAAGGAGAATAAATGGTATATCAAGTAAAAGATTTATCTGAAATCCAACAGCCACAAGAAAATGATTGTGCTTTAGTTGAAATGGAAAAAGATAAATGTAAAACTTATACTTATAAAGATAATCAATGGACTGAAGTGAATGGTAGTTTTTCTATTAATGAATATGAATTAATGAAAACTGCTGTTTTACAAATGTCGGATTATAATCAAGCTCAAATAGAGCAGGCAAAAAATAAAATTATTAAATTTAGAGAGCAGAACCCGGCACAATATTATATGATGCTAAATAGAGATTATAATTATTATACATTATTTAATTATGACAAAAAGAATACAAATCCAAAAGACAAATTTGAGGAAGCTGTTATGGATTGCATTTTAGTGCAAGGAAAAGTAAAAGCGATTGATTTTCAAGACCAAACTGATAAAATTGAATTTTGGGTTCAAACCGATGAAAAAACTTGTAGTGTGGGATATGTCTTTCCCTATGATGAAGGCGTGGTGAATTTCCATTAATGATTTGGGTAAATACAAGTGGATATACTTATTTGTATCCAGTATACTATAGAGATGATAATACATCGTTAGACACTCCAGTAGGAAATGTAACTGTAGACAATTTAGTTGAAATGATATGTAATTATTGCGAAAAATATGGTACTAATAAAATATTGTTAATAGGAAATGAAATACAATTACAGGAATTTAAAAAAAATATAAAAGAATATAATTACTTAAATTATAATAACAAAGAAATTGAGGTATATATAAACAATGAAATACTTAGTTAATGTAGTAGAAACTTATCGAGTAGATACTGTTGAAGAGGCAGAACAATTACATGAAACACTAAAAAATGATCCACATTTTTCTTTAACATCTTTTGGATATAAAACAAAAGTTAAAAAAGAAAAAGGTGAAATTATTGATGAATGGCAATTAGTAACAGTTAGAAAAGAATTTAACGATGAAAAAGAACCTGAAAAGGTTGTAAATATATCTTATGAGGTAAAGTAATGGCTTGTTTTAAAAAGATAAAAAAATATAAAAATATAGATTTGCCGATGCCCGTCCGCAAGACGCCACAATCTGCCGGTTATGATTTTGTTGTTGCCGAAGATAGAATTATACCTAGCATTTGGAGGCAAGCTGATAATGGAGTTGCTAACGATGGCGCTTATACACTCTCAGAAGTGAAATCCGCAATTGATGAAACTAATATAAAACCAACTCTTGTTCCTACTGGTTATAAATGTTATTTAGAACCAGACCAATATCTTGAATTATCAATTCGTTCTTCAAGCCCGCTTAAATACCTACTTGTTCTTGCTAATGGCTGTGGTATTATTGATTCTGATTATGTAGATAATGAATCAAACGAAGGACATATTTTTTTCCAAATAATGAATTTTAGCACTTATGACATTATGCTTAAAAAAGGAGATATAATTGGTCAAGGTATTATAAAACGCTATGAAACAGTCGATAATGATAGTTGCGGAACCAACATTCGCAAAGGAGGATTTGGTTCAACAAATGAGTGACAATATATTAGCATTAGATTAGGCAACAAGAATTACTGGTTATTCTGTATTTCAAAATCAAGAATTAAAAGAATATGGTAGAATTTCTCCTAAAGATTAGGATATTAATAAACGTTTTGTATTTATAAAAAATTCTGTTAAAAAATTAATTGAAAAATTTAACATAACAAAAGTATATTTTGAAGATATATAGTTGTAGGGAAATGTTGGTAATAATGTAAAAACTTTTAAATCTTTAGCTTAGTTATAGGGAGTATTAATAGTTTTATTAGAAGAATTAAATATTCCATATGAAATAGTACATTCTTAGGTTTGGAAATCTTCTGTAGGAATAAAAGGAAAAAATCGTACAGAATAGAAAAAGAAAGCTTAGCAATATGTTTTAGAAAATTATAATATTAAAGCTACATAGGATGAAGCTGATGCTGTCTGTATCGGCACTTACGGTGTAAACAGCATAGGGTTTGATTGGTCTGATTAATTAAATTCTTCCCTTTTATTTTTTATGTTATTTAGAGATTTATAAAAATATAAGAGGGAGGAAATATTCTTGATAGAATTTATTGTTCATTATTGGCTATAGGTTTTATTTGGTTTAATAGTAACTGCTAGTGGTTTTGTTTTTAAAAGAGGTTGGAATAATTTTAAAAAAGCAAAAGAAAGAGAATAGAAAGAATTTTTTGAACGTATTGATGAAAAAATTTCAGAAATGTATAAACGTTCTCAGGAAGATGATGTTCATATTCGCGAAGAAATAAATATTATTAAAGCGGGTTTATTATCACTTTAGGGGAAATAGTTTAGACGTAAATGTAGAAAACTATTAAAACCAGAACATACTATTACACTTGAAGAATATGAATAGTTAATAGAAGACCATAATGTTTATAATGCTTTAGATGGTAATCATAAAGGCGATGAATTATTTGCACTTGTTAAAGATAAAGTAAAAAAAGGGAACTTATTATAAATAATAAGTTCCCTTTTTGTTGTATATATATCCGAACACTAAATTTGCTAAATCTATAATTAATTGTCCATATGTGGCAATTAAATCCGCAAAAATTTCTTCCTATTCATTGGTTAAATATACGTCATAACTAAACATTACAGCATGAGTAATCTCATGATTTAAAACTTTTTTTAATTTAATAGGATCAATAGTGTTATTAATATAAATAGTTTTAGAATTATCGTCACAAGATCCGAGAGTAAACTAACCATCTGTGCGTCTTAACATAGGGTGAAATGGGGATACTAATAGTATCCGCCATTCTTCCCCATTAATAACAATCATTATTGAATTCGAGTAGCTAAATTAGCTATTTTTTTCTATAATAATTGTTTTTCTTCTGGACTTGCATCTTTTATCATGTCAGTAATATCATCAGTTAATTCCTTCATATATTTTTCTAATTCTTTCATTTGTTTTGCTTTATCTTGATGCATTTCCTTTGATTCCATATACATACGACGACTCATTGGACTTTTACCCTCTCTATAATCTCGCATAGTAATTGGATATTCTTGTTCTGTATAATATGCCGTATTGGTTGAAGTCATTCCATTTCCATTAGAATTAGAAGAGGTAGGATTAGTATAATACATTTTTCCATACTCTCTATCCATATCTCTTTCATAAGGATAATAACGCTCTGTGTAATAAGCGACAGGAGTTATAGGTTCTTTTTCTTTGTTTGCATCTTCCATGCTCTTTGTAATAGTACAATAATATATGGCTTCTTCTATGTCTTTAACCATATCAACTACTTCGCCCATTTCTTTTGCGTCAACAGTTTCAAGATGGCCTAATTGACCTTGGATTTGACTAATTAAAGTATCTTTAATATTTTTTAATCTTTCCATATTAAGCCACCCTTTCTACTATTAAATTTGCGTTTTGTACATTAATTGCAACGCCACTAGTATTTTCAACACTTACCTATGAGCAACAACCACAAGGTACATCCAAGAAAATACTTGAATAAACATTTCCATACTCGTCTACTGCGGCTGGAGTATATATCATACTGGTCGATGGAATCGATTCTCCATTAACCGCAATCGCCACAGAAATAGGTTCTACAGTAGCCCCTTCGGGCAAACCAATGTTTGCACCGAAGGAAACTTTAAATTGAGCTCGACACTATTGTGTTAAGCCTCGTAGAGTAACTAAACCACTACCCTCACGATGGAGCATGGAGCAATTTCCTTTAACAGCAGTTTCATTAAATAAAACATTTTGATCGGCATTTACAGTTTGTATAGCATTAGCTGTTATTTCCATTTTTTATTTCCCTCCAAGATAGTTTTGTTTAATTAGTTACAACCGCATCCACAGCCGCCATAATAAGGGGCATTAGGATTTGGTACTGGATAAGCAGGCACTGGAACAGGATTTAAATACTGCTCTAAAGCCTGGGTCTGAGCGGCGTTATCAGCCAAAATACGAGATGTTTGCGCACCCTGTGAAGCCGCTAAGTTAGCCATTGTAAGCTCTCTTTCAAGCTCGGCAATTTTTTCATTTTTAGCATCAATTTTGTCGTTGCACATTTGATCTAAAATACGTTGAGTATTAGCATCTTGAGAAACAAGAATATCTCTAATACCGTCAGCAATAGCTGTTCTGTCTGCACAGTTTTCTGCTAAAATCGTACTATTAAGATTAGCAAGACCAAGACGATTTTCGCAACAACAGTTTGCAAATTGTGAAGATAAATTAGTAAGACCATTAGTAATAGCAGTTTGAGAATTAAATGCCTATTGCATATTTGCCATCTAACGAGCTGTTGCCGCAGCCTCCGCAGATGCAAAACCATTATTAATAGAGGCATTTACTCCAGCAAAACCGCCACATAATGCGTTCTAAACATCTCCAAATCCACTACATAATTGAGTAGTGATATCACCTACACTAGATTGTACTGCACCAATAGCAGCATCAGTAGCTGCTTGCGCAAATCCAGATCTAGTTACATCAGCCTGGTTCATCCAAGGATAAATTACGCTACCAGTGTCGGCACCGCCGCCACCGTAGCCATATCCGCCATTACCCCAACCTACAAGTAAGAAAAGGATAATAATCCACCAGGCACCATCGCCGCCAAAACCAAATCCGCCATCGCCATTACGAGTAGCTCCAGTAGCAGCAGCAATATCGGCTAAACTATAGCCAGAAGTTTGATTGAACATTTTTTGTCCTCCTTTTGGAAAATTTTTTATTTAATTTTAAGCCCCAACATTTGTTGAAAGGCAGAAAATTCTTTGTCAAAATCTAATCCTCGTTCTTTATAAATATTTCTTGCAACCTATTCTATTTCTTGTGTTTTATTTTCTTTAGCTAACTATAATAAATTAGCGTCTATTGGATTATTATTATTCTAAACTCTTTGTTGCAAAATATTTAAAAGAACCTGTTGAGGATTTTGACCTCCTCGAATCATTGAGATAATCTGTTGAGCATTAATCATTTATTTCACTCCTTAAAAAGAATATTCTGTTTTAGGTTTATTTTCAACCTTTTCGGCAGTTGGCTTTAATCCTTGTTTAATTTGATTTAAAGCTTTTTCAAATTCTTCTCTAGTGACATAATTATTGTTCTAAGAAATATTTTCTGGTTCTGGAATAGGTTTTAATTCATACATATTTAATGTAGAAGTCCCATCCATATTAATCTATTTAGTATAGATTTTTTTATTTGCTAAATCTGGAAAATAAAAAATTGAACCATCAAAATCAACAGAAGTTGCTCTTACTTCATCTAACGAAGCAACAGGATGTCCTTTAAGATTCTACTAATTTTGAACCTATGGATAAAGCCCATAATTGTTTAAAGGTTGGTACATTAGTAATCTTCCTTTCTATAATTGTAAATTTTTTTCCATTTCTTTCCCAAAATATTGTAAAATTTACAACAAGCAAAATTTCCTAACATGCCCAAAAATTTTCCAAAAATTTTGTAAGACAAAAAAAAAGGGAAACTCTTAAATTAATAAGAGTTTCCCTTTTTTATTTTTATTTTGTTTGAATAACAGCTGCTTCAATTTTTTCTTTAATTAAAGTTTCAATATCTCCATAAGCTGTTTCTAAATATTTTTTTCCTTCATCGGTCAACAAAGTTTGAACCGCTTTATAAGTTTTATCAAAAGCATATTCCTAAGCTTCTTTATCAAACTCTCCACAAGCTTTTAAAGAAGTTACATACGTTTGATTTGTTGCATTTACACAAGCTTGAACAGTATCGTCCAACATATCAACATATTTAAGAACTAATGAATTTTTAATTTTAGTTCTAATATAAGCAATTAAATAGCTTGCTAAAATACCTATGAGTGGAAATAAAACCACTTCTAAAATTTTAATAATTAATGCAAATAGTGTTGCTGACATTTAAATGCCTCCTTTTACTTTAAACAAACCTTAATATGATTATCATCTAATCTTTCCATTACATAATAACCTTCTTTAGCTGAAGTGGCTACACCATTCTCGCCAGCAGAACAGAAACCACCTTCAACACAACTGCCATCATCAACTGCTACAATCTAGCCCATAAGACCCACTAGAGCCCATTCGGCACGTTCTTCTCTAGATTTATACCTTTGAGTTTTATCATAGTTTGAACTTAAAATTTCATTATTATTTTCATCTAATTCTTTGCAGCCAAAAATATCTGTTTTATATTTTCCTTGCCATTCTTCGCTATAGCTATTTCCTATAACACCAGGATTAGCGGAAATAATGCCAAGAATATATTTATCATTTTTATTAGCTAATCGAATTTTATTTTTATCTAAAGTTACAAATAAGCCTCTAACATCTTTAATTTCAGGTATTTTTTTCCACTCAAAATATTCTGCATAATCAGCTTGATTCTGCTATAAAGAACCAGCTAATTGCATTATTCCACGTTGATTTACACTTAAAATATTTTTTCTGGCTTCTGTAGTTAAACCATTTCCAATTGTAAACAAATTATTCTATATTGGAATATTATTTTGTCCTATAACTAAACTATTATCTCGATAATTAATTAAATGTTCTCCAACACAAATACTTTGCTAACCGCCATTAAAAATATTATTTCCAGTATTATAAGTTCTATTTGTAGTTAATATATTATCTCCAATACTTATATATTTTCCAACGCCGAAATTGTTAATTATAATATAGCACTGTGCCGTTCTTGTGATGCCAGAATGAAAAGTAAAGCGTAAAACATTAATATCTTCTGTTATTTCAATGTTAAAGTCTGGAAAAGAAAGGTCAGGACCCTCACCTGGATTCCAACCAGTTAGAATTTTTCTTAACTATACATACTAATCAAGCGTAATTGTATTTTGCGGATTAAAAAAAGCATTAATAGTTGAAGGTTCAAGAAAATTACCAGTAAAAGTTAAAATTCCATTTAATAAAGGCATTAATTGATTATTTTTTTCAACCACTAACATTCCCGCAATTTCGTATCCAGAAGACACAATATTTTTGTTATATAGAGGAACCCAATTATTTGAAATTGAAAAATTACTTACGGTATATGAATTACCAGTATATATACCGCCTATTGTATTAATAGTAATTTCACTAGCATCTTTAGAATTAATATTATCCATTAAATAATCTAAATTATTTCTTCCATTTAGTTGAATTCTACCATCTTCATCGTCACTATAATCATAATACATTTCACCATTTTGACAAACATATAAAGTATCTTCATTAATAGCAATATTATCTAAATTTTCCTTATTTCCTTTTTTTATTTTAAAAATTGCCATTTAATCACTCCTTTTACTCTTAAACAACTCCACCATCGATAATGTAATTGTATCCATCTGATATTACTGGATTATAAAAACTGTAATTAGAATTAATATAATTCATTCCAGTGTTAATTGCTATTATTGTAGATGATGTAGATAAATTATAAACTATTATTTCAATATCTTCATCTGCGGTTGCGCCATAAGTAACAAAACGTACGGCAAATTCTAAACTACCAGACTGGCTCAAATTTTCTAAGGTAAGTGGCCATTCAAAAGTAATAACATTACCTTCAACAATTTTTTTGTTAGTTGTACTATCATCAGTAGTTGTTATCTAAAAAATTCCTTGTTTATTACCATTCTACCATATTATTTCTGGTATATAATCTGAAGATTTTAAGTCAGGATTATTATTATTCCAATACAATCTAAATTTTATAATATCAGAATTAGTTTCACCGCTTATAGCTATTGGATAAATTTTATTATTATATGATGGAATAATAGTTTTTTCACGAAAATCAATCAAATAAGTATCTGTAATATCTGTTATTAAATCCGCAACAACAGTATATCCCAAATAATTTGCTCGTTCTGTTAATTCACCATTTTCTGTAATTAAATTATAATTTTTTAAATGTTCATTAATTGTCATTAATTATTACCTCCAACTATTGGATCGAAATTTTCCACCATTAATGAGGTTAATTGCGCCAGTCCTAAATTTATATACTGATTTGCAATAATATGTCCAGTTGTATCAACTGTTATTTGTGGAATTTTTAATGTTTGACTTTCTTTTATATAATAACTTTTACTCTAAACAACTGTTGTATCTGAAGTTAAAGTATAAACACCACCATTTTCTTCGTATAAACCCAATTTAGCAGGATTACTATCTTGATTTAATGTGATTGGATAATAAGCATTTGATTGTGTTATGGTTTCTAAACTTGGAACTAACTACTAACTACCAGTTGCATCGTTATTTAATTTGTGCGTTAATTTTAAATTTTCGTTATCTAATTCAATCCATTTATCATTTAATTCATTTTTATTTTTACAAATTAATTTTCTATTAGCATTAGAAAATAGTAAACTATTTTCTTTTAAAGGCTAATCGGTAAACCCTAAAAAGGTAATAAACTAATAAATTAATTCATTATTCTAATTATATTGTTTTTGAAAAATTGCTGTATCCCAATACTAATTTTCATATTCATTATCGGGTATTGTAATAACAACTTCTCCATTCACAATTGTTCTAGGATATAATATAAAAATATATCGTCCAACAAATATACCATCATCTTTGGGGGTATCGCTACCTACCCCCATCGCGTCATCCATATCTGCTTTACTATTATATATTTTATCATATACTAAACCAGGGCTACCAACATCTTGACGAGGATTAAAAGACATTATACATAACCTCCATTATAAAATACTTCTACTAAAATTTCTGAATTAATTGATAAATTATCTAAAGAATTGTGAGAAAATCTTAAACTTGTAATCAATGGCTGTGAACTACCTAAATCTAATTCATAAATTCCATCATAGCCAGTAGTACACCAAGATAAACTATTGTTTAAATTAAAATTTACATTTGGCTCTGTCTAAATACGTAAACGATATGCAGGAAGAGCAGAATTAAAAACGCTTCCATTTTCCCAATCTTGCATATTCTATTTATCACTAACTTTAATTAATTTAAATTGTGTAAATTTCATTATTTCCTCCTTAATTTATTCTTTGAACAGCTTTAATAGCCGATATATTCATAGTCCCATTATAATTTAATGATAAACTAATTTTATTTATAATATATTCACCCATAATTTGGGTATTAAGATCATGAACATAAATTCGAGTATTTGGTTCTAAATAATAAATTGGTATAGTAGTCAAACTAATTGTTTCGTTACAATGAATATGGTTATAAATTAAATTATCAATCGCGCTTTTAGCGCTAATACCCTAACCACTTAATACTATATTCTATTTATCTAAATTCGACAACCAAATATGATCATATCCTGTATTTGTTTTTAATTTTTTTAATTTTTTATATTCATTTGGATAATGAAAAATAACAGTAGGAGTCTTCTCATAATATATAGCTTTTACTTCATTATTGTTATCTACTTTTACCCTATCTCCAAGAGCCGGCACAGAATATTGACTTAAAGAACCTTTTGTTTCCCACATATCAAACCAAAAATCTAATTGAGATGGATTGTAAAGGGCTGTTGTTGTCCAATATTTTGCTTTACCAGTAGTAATGTGAGAATAAATTTTTCGTTTAAAATAATTGGGTATTAATTTTTGTTTTTCAAATTGATAACCATTTAATTTTAAATTATAAACTATTTGTGATTCTTTATATTTAAAACCACTATTTTTATTTAATAAAATATTAAGTAATGTTTGATTTTGCTCTGCTGTTGGCTAAAAATTTTTAACTTGTCTTTTTAATTCTTCTATTTGTTGAGAAATAGATTCAGCTTGATTCAAATTAGATGTATCGCAATATAATTCAAACAATAAATTCTAACCAGTTAAACCATATGTTGTAATAGGATTAATTATATCACCATCTTCAATTTTATAATATACCAATCCCATGTCAACAGCCTATTTCAAAGTTGTTTGTACAGTATGAATCTAATTCCAGCTATCTTGCTATTCTGTGCATAGAAGATATTCTGTACTTCCTGTCGCATTATTCTCTATAACTAAAGCATCATCTAATTTTTCGTATTTATTACCATTTTTAGCTAATCTAATATATAATTCATTTTTATTAAGACCATTTAAGATTGTAGCTCGTTTTTTATTATCATTTTCATCATTAATAAATAAATTTTCATTATTAGATTTCTAATAACCGCCTTCTGTAGCTCTATAATTAACATAAACACAATCCAAAAGTGGCAATAAAAATCTATGACGTATTTCGTTTTCATCTTTACGCATACGAGCTATATAAAATTTATATGTACCAGATTTGCCTAATAATTCATCTATATCAACAATTTTTTTATATTCTTCTTTAATATAATATTCTTCTCCTGTTTTTATTACACTAACATCTTCAAACTCTGGTGTTAAATTTGGATCATATAATGTGCGCCAAAACCCCTAAATATCAATATAATACTATTCATAACCCGTTGTATTATGCTAATATTTATCTTCTAAAATAATTATTTTATCTAAAAATTTATTAATATTTTTGGCTGAATTAGCTATTTTAAGTTGATAATAATAATTATTTAATAAATTATATTGATAATAATCATATTGCATCTAATAAATTAATTCTCGCCAATCATAGGGTTCTAATTTCTATTCTGTATATTCATTCTAAGCTTGTAATCTTAAATTATTCCAAGGCTTTTTTTCTATTTCAATATTATTAATTAATTCTTGAATTTCTGTAGATTGTGAAGAAAACCAGTCTTTACTAAAATAAAAATAATTTCCCTAATATTTTATATTATCATTATTAAATAAATAATATGCTTTATCAAAATCAACTTTTTCATCTTCGGTATATATATATTTACCATTATTTAATTCAATACATTTTAACAACTAAGGATTATCCGTTGGGTTTAAATATGTTCGAATTAAATACTAATAAACCAATTCTTTATGCTCATCTTCTGAAATAGAAGTATTATTTAAATCTTCTAAAACATTAGTATATATTTTATTAATTCTTTTCTATTTTGCAGTCATTTCGGCATATGTTTTATTATTTAATATATCATTTATACTAACTTCTAAACTCATATAATATTCTGGCTTATTATCAATAGCATAACGCATATGAATAGGTATTTCTTCTCCACTTTCCGTTTTCTTATTTCCCCAACAAACGAAATCATTTTTTAAATTTCCTAAATTTGGGGTATTTGTGTATGAAGTAATTAAATTACCATCTTCAAAACTATAAACTACGGCCGAAGTATTAGCAGTGCTTTCACCATATAAATCTTCATTGTCTTGTTTTAAAGGAGTAAAACTAGTATTTAAATAAGTTTTTTTCTTTTGAAAAACAAATCTTCCTTCAACATCATAATAATATTCATAATCACTAAATATTTTTACGATTTTATCTAATAAAGTAACTACATTTTCGCCAGCTTTTATTATTAAAGTTTCGGCATCTGGATATGTTAATTCAGTTTCTCTATACCCTATTGTATTTCCATAAGAAATTTTTAAAGCTGTATAATATAAATTTGGTTCATTAATTTCAGACTAGGTAAACCAAAAAGGAGTTGGCAATACATCGCTTAAATCATAATCTAATTCATCATTTGATACTTCATATGTTTTTAATTCATTAATTCTAATTTTATTATTTTTATCTAAATAACATTCATCCGTCCCTTTACGCAATTCTATATAAGTAGAAGTTCCTTCTTTATGTTTATTAATTAAATAAATATCTTCATTTTTGTCCTAATACTCTAATAGCTCTAATCCACTATCCAAATCATTAATGATAATATTTTCATATTTTTCTTTACCATATACGTGTACAGCTTCTCGAATAATTGTTCCAATAGGTAAATCAACAATATCTGTAGTATTAGTTTCATCATTATATTCATTTAATACTCCAAAACAATTTTCCATTGGAATAGTTCCGCCAACATCGCCATTCAATAAACTCATTTTATCTTTTCCTGAAATACTAATATTAAAACTATCGGTATTTAATGTGGCAGAAAAACTTGTAATTAAAAATATACCTTGACTAAACCAAATAATATCATCATATATAGGATTAATATGATTTTTTAACCCTATATATAATTTAAATTTAGAATTTAATCCCCAATAATAATCACTAAGACTAACTTCAATTTGGTCTATACTTGATAAATTAGAGATTAAAGTTAAACTACAAGAACGTCGAATTGCCGAATCGCCATCTATATTAATATTACCACTCTAAATTATTCCTGTTATTTCTTGTGTAGGATATTCTTCATATGTTAAGGCAATTATTTTAACATATATAGTTTTATTGTGCGTTTCATCTAATTGTTTTAAAAACTATTTGTCTAATAAAGGATTTTTCATTATATACCTCCATCAGTTAATTTTAATAATTCTTGTTCCAAATACTAAGCATAATTTTTTCTAGCACGATAATAATAAGAAACATAACTTTTTAATTCAGTTTCACTTTTAGCACTTGTATCATATTTTTCTAATAATTCCTTAATTGAATAATATTCCCAAAACCAATAATAAATTAATTCATTGGGGTGATTTTTGCGATAAGACAACATTTTATTTACAGTATCTTCTGATCTAGAGAAAATATTTGATTTTGTATCCAATATTTCCTATAATTTTTGTTTAAACTCTTTTTCTTCTAAATCATAGGTTTTTTCGATTAATTCATAAGATAAAAGAACTTCAATATTCGGCCCTAATTCAATATATTTAATATTATCTATTTTTTCAAAATATAATAAACTATTTCTTTTATCTAAATAGGTTTTTTGTTTTTGTTTTTCTGTTGGATTTTTAAATTCAGAAATAATATACCAATTTATTCGCTTGTCCATTTCAGTCCAATCAAAAGGTAAATTCTTTAAATCCTCTTGTACAATATAATTTCTAAAATAACGACTACTGTTTAACTCTGGAATATATTTAACAATTAAATTAATTTGTTCTCTAGTAATAGGATCTCCTTTGTTAAAATCTTTCACTAAATCTTTAACATGACTAAATCTATAATTAATTTTATTAAATTGTAAAGCATAAAATCTATTTATAGAATTTTTTATGTTATTAAAATCCTATAAAATATTTATATTTTTATTATTTTCATACTAATACTATTCACCCACAAAATCTTGCTGAGATATATTGGTAATATGATCAAAAGAAGTAGAAACTTGAGTATAATACCCAAAAGTAATCTATCCATTTTCAAAATTCTATAAAGAATGATAATATAATGAAATATTGCTAATATTTGTATTTTCTAGCTTTAAACTACCAGTATTATTAATAATAATATCTGACGTAATATAATTTTTAGAATTATCATTAGTCGATTGTTCACAATAAGTTATTGAAAATTTAGTTCCTGGCATAAAATCTTGAAACCAAACATTTTTAACTATATTATCAACAATATAGTTATCAGTTGGAAAAATTTCAATTCCAATAGAATGGTTTGAAGAAAATTTATCAATTACCAATTTATTCTAATTTATTAAAGATAACACCTAATTTCTCATGCTAATAGTTTCTTCTGTATACTCAATATTCGCTTCATTATTTAATGTTTTATTCTAATACCATAAATTAATAATATTATTTAAGTTATATTCCTACATTTCATACACAGTTGCCGAAAAGCTATGTAACATTCTACCCGTCTAATCCTCTGGAGACAAAGAAACTCCAGTAAGTCTAACTAAATAATTTCCTTCTGTTGGAGATTTTAAACATTTAATTTCGCCATTTTGTAACCAGTCTAAAACCGCTAATTTAAATTTTCGTTCAATGGTTACATTTTGTTCTGATATATTTGTGTTATACCCTAATTCATTTGCATTTAATATGTCAGAACTGCGTGTTTCAAAACGTTCATAATTATCTTCTAATACCCCTAAATCAAAACCTTTAATGAATAATTCTTCCTAATCCATATTATAACTAATTAAACCACTAATAGCAAATTCTTTATATTTTACTTTTCCGTTTTTAAAAATATAGGGGTATTTACTTCCAATGGTTTCAAGTTTTTGTTCTAAAATATTGTCTTTAAAGGTAGAAACTTTCGGATTAAAACGAATATTTAATTGACGCTCACCATCAAATAAAAACATATCTTCAAAACAAGCTTTTGCTTTATTACTTATTAATTTTTTCGTGTAAATATTATTTTGATTATATTGCTAAATAGCATATTGATATGTTATTCCTTGCTCAACAGCCAAATCTTTCCAAACTGCAATTTTTCCAGTTCGATTATTTAAATTAAAAGGAAAAATTTGTTCCCAAGTTTTAAAATTACTATTTTCATCTGTTCGCCAAAGAATATAATTATTATGTTTTAAATTGGTTTTGGTATCAATAAAAAGTTGGATATATCCATTATTATTATGCGGTTCGGCGATTAGTGTAATATTGTCCGAGATATCAAAACTAGGTTGCTATTTTATCTAAATACTTGTTTCGCCTTCTAATTTATTGGTTGTTAAAATTGTATAAGTTAATCTATAATTAACATCTTGCTATAATCCAATTTTAATTTTGTATTTATCATAACTTGAAGTTGATGAATTATCTGAATTATTATGTAACTAAACTCCACTAGTTTCTAATAAATCACCTTTTTCATCCCATAATTCAAATTTATAACTATACACTTTTTCTGTAGAATCTTCTGGACTCTCATAAATACCATATACAATATTTGAATTTAAAAAATTTGCTGTTGTCGATTCCATAAAATTATTATCAATTTCTGATTTTATTCCTATAGTTATTGGACAACATACTTTAGCAACTCCAACAGTAGAATAATGTCCTATTGTATCAGAAAATTGAGTTGTTAAACTAGCAATTTTTCTATTAAGAATGGAAAAATCATGAATTTTTATTATATAAATACCAGTTCGTTCTCTAATAATATCATTAGCATTTCTTAAATTATTAAAAATAATTGAAATATTATTCATTTCGCTAAGAGAATTTAACCACTCTAAGTCAATATTTACATTTCCTGAATAATTTAATTTTTCTTTAAATTCATTAAATGTTTTCTAAATTTCATTAACAATTTCTAACATATTATCTTTTTTGATATAAGCCAATTGAAATTTTAAATATTGCCCTTTATAATTTTGTAAAATATTATTTGTATCTTCAAAATTAACAACATTACTATTATTTGTAACATTATAAACAGATAAAGTTAAAATTTTTTCGCTTGTTGAAACTGTTTTTATTAATAAAATATAGCCAGCAATTTCATCAATACTTACACTAGGATTGTGATTAAAAGGAATTGATATAATATTATTATTACTTCTAATTGCCGGCAACGATCCTTCTATATATGGTGGAAATAATTTACTCATTTATATCACTCCTTTATTGAATCTAAGTTCTATTAAAAGTATAAGTATGATTTCCATCTGTAACTTCTATATCTCCAGTTTTATTCCCACTTGCTAAATAAAAAGTAAATTCTAAAGCACCACTTTTAAATTTAATATTATTAGATTCAGAAAAAATTTTTATTCCATTACTATCTAACTATAGACTTTTATTTCCATCGCTTAATTCAATGTTACTTCCTAACTGTAATTTTCTATCATCACCATCTATATAAACAGCATTACTACCATGATCTAAAGTATTAGATAATAACTATAATCTTTTACTATCTCCATCTAAATAAATACCAGAATCTAGCTATAATTTTCTATTATCCCCATCTAAATAAACAGAATTATTACCTTGTCCTGAAGGTAAATCGTTAGAAAGTAACTATAATTTTTTTTCATCTTTTCCATTTAAATAAACATCAGAACTTAATGTTAATTTTTTATTGTTAATTATCATATTAATAATATTATTTAAATCTTTAAATCCAAGATTTCCACTGCTAGTCTAAAATTTTTGATTTTTAGTATCAATTACTAACTAATTCTATCCACTAGGCCCAACAGTTAATACACTATCTTTATTTATTTTTAAAAATTCTTGTCCGTTTTGATAAAAAATAGCCCCAGAATCGTTTAAATACCAACCATTATAATTATTATTGTTATTTCCATCTTTTGAGCCGATTAAGCTTGTACCAGTTGTAATTTTTTGATTTTCTTTATCTACAATTGTTATGCTCTAATTAGAATTAATATCAGAATTACCATTTCTATTTAAATCAAGATATATAGGTACAAGCAAATTTGCCGCAAGAGTTGATGGAGATCCAGATATTTCTCCTACAACTAAACACAATTTAATATCTTCTTGTTTTAAATCAGTAGGATACTATTTAGTATAATTAATTATTAATGGTTGGTTTTCCGCAGATTTACCAACTAAATTAATATCTTTTCCTTGATATTTTATTGTGGTTTCCCTATATTTTTCTTTATAAGAAAGTTTTTTCTATAAATATTCATTATCAGTATAAGCATAACAACCCCAAAGGTGTGTACTGTCTTTAAACTATCCATTAAAATCAAAAGACTAATTATTACTAATTAAAATTTCTCCATTATCATTATAAGGAATACTTAATAGCCCCTAAATAGACACTAATCCTTCTGGAGTTCCAACTGGCTCTGGGGCAAGAGGAATTGATTTTCTTGAATTAATATTTAACTCAGGAATTGTTAAATTAAAAATATTATAATTATAAATCCAATCTTTTAAAGCACTACAAGGCGTATCTAAAAGTTCAGTATCAATTATATAAGATAAGTCTGTTATAGAAATATTTTGATCTCTATTTAATAAATATTGAGTTGGTTCAACTATTCCAGCACCATTTAATTCTCCATACTACAACTCCGATGTATGCCAAGGTATAGTAATATACCAAAGAAGTCCCCAATTATCTAAATTATGTTTACATATCCTATAACAACGATAAGCTGTTTTTAAAGTATTTTTAGGTCCACTATACACTTTTTCTAACGCGGTTTTATCTAGGCTATCCCAAGCCAATTTAAAATTATTAGTTTCATTAATAACATCGTTGTAACTAAAACCACTTATATTTCCCATAATATTATCTATAAAATCCATATAAGGAGCACAATAATCATCAGCATTATCAGTAGTATAATTGGTTTGTCCAATATAATAATTATATAAAGTATTATAATATGTAGTTCCATTACTCTGAGTTTTATAACAATATCCTAAAGAAACTAAAACATTTCTAAAATAAATAGCATATTGTTTAACTTGTGAAGCTGTAAGAGATAAATCTGTATAAATATTACTTAACTCTTGTAATAAAATATTTGGTAAAATTAACCAATATTTTTTCTTTTGATTTTCTAAATAATCAAAATATTTTGGGTTTATAATTGTTGTTTCTCCCTTATTTGATAATTCTAATATAGTATTTTGTTTTAGCTCTTGATAACTAAAATTATACTATTCTTCATTAAAAACCCAAGAAGGTTGAATTTTATTTTCAAAGTCATTTAAATCCAACAACTAATTATTATAATATAAGCTTGATTCAAGTACTAAGTAAGGAGCTTTTGGCGAAATATAATCTCTTCCTACTCCATTATTATATCCATCGGCAGGTAAAAAATCTAAAACTAACTAATACCCATCTTTATTAGTAGATTTTAAACCAAAATGAAATGTTTTTTGAATAACATTATTAGAAGAATAAAAACCAATAACAGGAGAAAATAAAGGCTAAAATTCTTCTTCCGCATTTATTTCTATATAATAATCTTGTACTGTTTTTTTAGCCAACATAGATTCTGCTAGCTAAAGTGCTGCATAACATTCATTTTCGACTAAATTTTCAGCAATATTAGTTAATTCTTCTTGGGTGGCTCCTGGCCGAGCTTCAACAAATAACTCTCCATTAAAACCAAAAACCTTTTCATCATTAACATTTGTATAATTATAAGTTTTTAAAAACTCATGTAAATTTTTATCTTCTACATTCATATTTTTATAATTATTTAAAATTGTTTCAAGTTCAATTTTATTAGGTTCTTTAACAAAATAACATTTAACGACATTATTTGCACCATACTAATAAGTTTTATCTACAATCAATTCAAAATATTGTGTTTGTCTACCAATTTTTTCTTCTTTAATTTCAGAATAACTACTATCTTCTTCTGGTTCTTCTAAAGCCATTTTAATATCTGAATTATTAAACATTCTACAAAAATAAACATATTTTTCATTTTCATCTATTATATAACAGTATTGCAAATCTTGCTATTCATTTGTAATACCAAATTTTTCTTCTAATAATTTATTGTTTCTTTGTAATAAATTTTTTAATTGCTCTGGAGTTTTTACTAAAAAATTAGAACTAATTGGAATTTCCCATATTACAGCATTATTATTAGAATCGCTTAATAACTAGTTAGGAGTAACTTGCATCTATACAATTGGTTGTATATTAGTTTTTCCTGAATTGTCATAAATATAATAATTTCCATTATATGAAATTGGTGTTTGATTACCATTAGTATCTTCTGTGTATTCATATAATTTCATAATTAAATCCGTGTCTTGTATATCAACTTCTTTAATAGCATCATTAATAAAAACAAGTTCATTAGAGGTTATTATCTAATCATCATATATTAAAACCGCTTTGTAAATAATACTATCTTCTTTTAGATTTAAAGTAATATTTTTAATAAAATTTGTTGATAATTCATATAAACTACAATATCCCTAAGCATTCAAAACTGGTTTTCCACTAACCATTACTCGATCCAAAAGACGCCAATCTTCTCCACCATATTCATCGTTAGCTATTTCACCATAAATATATTTATACCATCTTACCTAAGCATTTAAATCAGTAGTAAAATCAGTAGATATTTTATTATATTTATATAATTGATTATTTTCATTTTTCTAAACATAAGTTAATTTTAATTGTCGATTTAAAGTTTCCATAGTAGAATAATGTAAACTATTAGTATAATAATCATCATCATTTTCAATTTTTTCTACGCCTAAAATTAACGTAGAATCATTTAAATCATTAATATCATAACCCATTTCTATTTTAATATTTGAAAAAATAAAATATTTATCATCAAATTTTTCAAAATCCGTCATAAAAGGAGATAATTTAATATAATTAAAAATATTAGAAATTTTTGAAATATCAATTACAGCAGAAACTTCAACCCCAGTTTCCTCTGATTTTATTAAAAATGGATTGCAAGTAAAATTATTTGAAGTTAATACCGCACCTAAATCTCTTGAATAAATCTCTTCACCTTCAATATTTTTACTTATAAACGAAAAATTAATACCATATTCACCAAATACAACATTATTGTCTATAGCTTCATATATATCTATGTTTTGATTTGGTTTTACATTTGCCGAAATCCGCATTCGAGTATAATTTTCATTAGTCCATAACTAATCTAAAGCAAAAGCATTATATTCTTTTTCTATAGCCTATTCTAAATTTGTCTATAAAATTTCTTTAAGATTTAATACCTAAGAGCCTTCAATAAACGTTTTATTTAAATCTGTATTAATAATTTGTTCATTTGGATAATATAATCCACCTATAACAACTTTATTATCTTCATTTTTTAATTTAATTAAATAAACCTAATCATCAATCTATAATTCAGTATCTTCACAATATAAATTTCGATAAACAGTTTTATTTACTTTAACATCATAACGATTAAATTTACGGTTGCCATTTGCGGCAATAGTTCCCACAATTATATTATCATATTTTTGAACTGTGTTTTCAGAGATATATTCTATTGATTTAAACAAATCATTGGTTAAATTAGTAATGTTATTATTCATATCTCTCCACCCCTTTTTCTCTAAACTTCTATTATTTTTAAAAATTAAATAATATTTTTTATTAATTTTTGTCCAAATAAATAAAAAGGGAAAGTAATATAAATTACTTTCCCTTTAATATTTTTATTTTAAATTAGCATACTAAGCAGCTTTATTAACCAAGTTTTCAAATGCTTGTTCAATTTCATTATGGTCTTGTACATTTGGAAATTCTGCTTTAATTTCAACTTTTTGTTCTAAAGTTTCTTTTTGAGTTTGGAAACTAGCTGAATGTAATGCTCCACCAAAAGCAGAAAAGTTATTTAAATCATTTACTAACTTTCTAACTATATCTACAATGGTTAACATATTTTTAGTATCAGATTGATTCAATACTAACTCTTTCTCGTGTAAAGTTGCAAGTTTACCGTTTGCACCCCATTCACCAGTATATCCACCTGTATTGTATGACTATAATTTATACCAGTTATTTTTTAAGAAATCTTCTTTTAAATTCGAAGCAGGTGTATAATATGTTTTACCCTAAAATTTAATTCTATATATTTTTTGTCCGTTTTTTGTTAAAATACTTAAATTACTACCAATAATACCAACATTTTTTAATGCTTTAGCATCATTAGTATGGGTAGATTTTATAAAAGATTTTTCATCTTTAGATTCATATAAATATGAATCATTTAATGGAGGAAAAACATAATCATTTTTCTTTGTAGCAAAAACATATCCTCCTCCATTACTATTATCACTAGTTGTAGCATTAGAATTTTGATTATTTGTAGTTTTTGTTCCACTATCACCACTACCACCACTATTATTATTATTATTATTATTATTATTAGTGTTATTTTTCCTATTTTTATTATTATTATTTTCTTCTTTTTTCTTTGCCAATCTATTATAAGCTTCAATAATTTCGTTTACTGATTCAACTATTTTTTCATTTTTATTAATAATTTTAGTACCTTCATTTAAAACTTTTTTTCGCCAATTTTCCATTTGAGCTTTCAATGATTTATAATCTTTATTTAATTGTTCTTTCATATCATCAGAACTATTAATAACTTTTTCTGTATCTTCTTTAATATTTTCAGTTTCTTTATTATATTTTTTACCAAAGTTTTTAATATTAGTACCCGCATTTTTACAAGCTTTGTCGACTTTAGTTTCGAAATCCTAAAAATTATTTTGCAACTAAATACTATAAGAATCTATAGTTTCACTATTAATTCTTAATAATTCAGAAAAATCATCTGCTGCTGGAAATACCTCTCCAAGCCAAGTTTCTTTATAAGTATCGGCTAAATTGGTTGAATAATCATTATTGATTATTTCTCCACGATCGGTAATATCTTTTAAATCACCTAAATAAGCATTACCCATCTAAGTATAATGGTCAATAATCTCTTGTTTTTTCTTTTGATACTCTTCAGCATTTTTAAAATCTGATAATCTTAAAGCTTCAATTTCTTCGTACATTTTCTAATAAGCCGTAACATAACTCTAACTCAATTCTTCCTGAGATTTATCCATAAACTCTTGTAATTCATATAGCTTATCTTCATAACTCTACTAAGCAGAATCAACTTTTGAAGAATCTGCCGTATATAAATATCCGTAATTACCTTCTGAATCTCTGGTTAAACGAACTTGATGTTTTGCATCCCTAGCTTCTTCTAATGCAATTTGCGCTTGAGTTAAAGCATATTTTTTCTATAAATATTCTAAATCATATTTAGACATCTCATGCGATTTATCCTGATAATATCTTACTTCTTCTAATAATTTATTATATTCTTTCTAAGCTTTTAAATTATCGGTTTTATCTAAAGATTGATTAATCTAACGCATTAATTTAGAAGTTTCATAAATTTGTTTATAATCTTTAAAAGTTAAATCTGTTAATTCTTTTTGTCTTGTCATAGCTTTTGCTACTTCAGACCAAGAATTATAAACCTAATTTGCCCCATTAGATAATTTTTTAATTAATTCTTCCTAAGCATATTGACTTATTGCTTTTACAGATTTTTCAAAACCTTCATTAATTGTCGTCAAAGCATTTTCCCAAGAGGTGGCAAGAGCTTCTTCTTCACTTTGTATTTCAGCATCCAAATCTTTACGCTATTTTTTTAGATCTTCTAATGCCTTTTCTGCTGTTAATGCAGCTTCACTCTTTTTCCCCGAATCTTTAACTCGTTTTTTATAAATATCTTTTGCCGCTTTAATCTATTTATCTAAATCATTACTATTTTGTCGAGAAAAATTTAATTTATCTTGATTAACTTTAATCTAGGCATTCGCGGCATCGGCCTAAGCCAAGTAATTGTTTGCAATAGCTCGTCCAGACAATTGAGAAGAAACACGTCTACCTAACAATTCCACAATATTATTATAGCTTTTAAGCATTTTTCCATAATGCTCTAAACTCTGATTAAATTCATCAAAAACAGCTCTACCTTCATCCCAAAAGCCTTGATAAGCTTCAATTCCAGCATTAATGCTTTCTCGAATTGCATTATTTTCTTCGGCAAGACTATCACTATGTTTTTTAAGGGCTTCTATAGTGTCACTAGATAAACCTAATTTAACAATTTGTTTATCACTTAACTATCCATCTAATAATTTATTTAATTTTTTATCTGAAATAGTTTTTCCTTGAGTTTTAAGATCTGCTCTAACGGCATTTCTTGCTGCATTACGAGTAGCCGCAGAAGTGCTTTTTGCTAAAACAACCTAATCATCTAAAAGACTTATCTATCTAGCTTGACTAAAAGGAATATCTTTTAAAAGACTTAATGCAGTTTCTAAACGTTTTAATTTCCTATCATTAATATCAACTTTAATCTAAAGTTTATAATCAATTTTTTCTAATCTTTTGGATAATAGCTATGCTTTTGCCTCAGCAACTTTAATGGCCTAATCTTGAGAAGTGGCTAAAGCCTCTTCATAATTTTTAAGATCTTCTGTAAAATATTTATAACGACTTTTGGCGGCTTTTAAAGCATTTTTGTCAGCTTTAGTCTAAGCACTAGCATTATATTTTCTAATAGCATCATTATATTTTTTAACTTCTTGAGCCATCAACGAATCATAATTACTAAGAGAACCATTTTTATTAAATTTAGCTCCATATTTTTTTAATCTTTCTCTATCTTGAGCAGCATATTTTTGAGCTTCTTTTTGTTTTTTGGCTTCTAATTTAATTAATTTTTTCTAGCTAGCTATTTCTTTGTCCATAGCTTTTAATTTAGCTTTACCATACAAATGGTCTTTTTGCTTATTTAAAAGCTCCATACTTTTATTTAAAGTATCAATCTATTTTGTAATTTGGTGATAACGTTCTTTTTCATCTACTAATCTTTTAGTTTCTTCTTTATTTTTTGTTTTATCTTTATTAGAACTTTTTTTCTTGTTTTCTTTTTCTTTAATACCAGCCGCAGTATTTTCATAGGCTAAAGTATCAGCAATACTACCTTGATAAGTTAATGATTTTAGTTCTTGTTTACCTTTTTTGTTTTTCCCAAAGTTAGCTATATATCCTAAACTAATAGCATAAGAAGAAATTTCATCAACTGTCATTTTAGCAGCTTTAGCCATTTCTTTTAATTTATCAAAAAAGGCATTATGTACACTTACATTTTGTCCAATTTGTAAATTTTGTTTATCTAAAAGAGCCTATAATTCCAACTAAAGTTTTAATACTTGTTTTTTAACTTTTTTACTCTTTTTAGATAAAATCATATTAATTAAAATATCTTTAGCAGCTTCTTTTCGTAACTGTTTAATTGCATTAATATCGCCTTTAATAGCTTTACCCATTAACTATAAATTAGTAGTAGACTAAAAGAAATTATTGCTTAAAGCTTTAGTGTCTAAATTTAATATAGTGCTAACATCTTGACGTAATGTTTCTAAAGCTTTAGAATATCCCAAAGCCTCAACTTTACCTTTTTTCAAAATAGAAGCGTTATCTTTAAAATTCTTACGTAAAGAAGTTAAGCCAGAATTCATATTAGTATTCGTTAAAGCAACCTGTTTAGCGGCATCGGCGTTATCAATTAAATCTTTAGAAACTCTATTGCTTGTTTTTCCAGCTTTCTATAAATTTTCAGAATAATCTTTAACAGCTGAACTACCTAAATTAAATTTTTCAGAGGTATCTGTCATTAAACGATTAAGAGTTTGTGAATAATCGCCTTTAGTAAAATCTTTATTACTAGTTCTAGCTTCATTTAAATCAGCAAGATTTGTAATACCTTTTTTAAGATTTTCAATAATACTTGAAGTATTAAAGCCATCTTTTGCACCTTTGTCTAAAAATTTAGCGTATGCACTAAAAAATCTTTTGCCAGAATCACTATTGGGATCTATATCATTTTCTGTTAAATTAATTTCATTTAAAATTTTCTCTTTAATTTTCTTAAAACTTGAATCTTTATCATTTATTTTTTCCCATAATTTTGTTCTTTGAAGCTATGCTTTTTCAGAATTACTAAATAAAGCCTTACTATCTATGCCTTTTTCAATAATATAATCATTAATATCTACTTCTTCATCAGAATCATATCTTGTAATTTTTTTCGATCTATCTTTTATAATATCATTATAAAGTTTATCATATTCTCGTAACTCTTTAGAAGCCTAATTTAAGAAATCAACATCATTTTTAAAACTATCGTCAATAACTTTATATTTTCCTTTAGAAGTTATTGAAAAATATTTTTCTAATTCTGAATTATATTTAGTCAAATTTTCATAATCTGTTTTAGATATTTCGTCACCAATATTTAAATCAGAAGCCGTTTTATCAATAGCACTTAAAACATTTTTTAATTTCTCGTATTTGTCTATTGATAAATTTCCATTGGATTCAGCTATTTGTTTTTTAAGGTTTTTCCAATCTTTATCGGTATACTAAATATTAATACCCAATTCTTGCATTTTCTATTTAGCTTGATCGATAGCGTTAGAAGAACCCCAATCAATTTTATTTAATTCAGATAATGCTTTATTAAAATCTTTTTGGTTTAATCCAGATAAAATTTTGTTGTATGCTTGCTATAAATCCGCTCTAGCTTCATCTGTGTTAACTGTTGTTAAAGCTTTTTGAATATCTTTAGATTGCTATAAAGTAACTTTTTCTGTAATCGATGATTTTAATATACCAAAATCTTTTAAATTATTTTCAATTTCTTGCTATGCTTTTGGAGCATTTTTTTTGATATTATTAACTAATTCTTCAAAAGTTAAATCTTGAGCTTCTAAAAGAGTATTTAACTAATCTTCTGTTATATTAAACTATTCAGCAATATTTTTAGCTGTTATGTTATTTCCTTTAAACGCGTTTTGTAATCCTGAAATCTATTTCTATGTTAAATTATCAAATTTTTGATTTGCAATATAAGAAAAAGCACCTTTTCCACCAGTTGCAGAAGCCATCTAATTAGCTATTTCAGAATAAGTCTAAACTGCTATTTTTCCTGCCTCTTGGGCTGTGTTTGCAGTTATTTCAGCAAAAATTGTTGAAAGAGAAGTTTTTATTTCTTGTCCATCAATAGTAAAAATAATTTGATCATTTTCAAACTTATACTAATCTTGACCTATATTATTACTATAACCTTTTAATTTAGCGTATTGAGTTATTATACCCGAACTATATAATTGAGCGGCTGCTGATGATTTTAAAGCCCATCCTGTAAACGGATTATTATACATATCCATATATTCTTGAGCGGCCTCTTCCTAGGGTTTAGCTGCTTGTTTCATTTGTTGACTAATTAACTAATCAATATCGTTTTTGTTTGTAGCTGCTTTATAATCTTTAGAATTAGCAGCTTCTACAACTTTTCTTACATCTTCCGCATTTTCTTGTTCTCTTAATTTATTATTGGCATCAACCGAATTAGTTAATTTAATTAATTCAGTTTTATTATCATATAAACTTTTAATTAATGAATCATTAGAAACTCCTAAATTATTAGCAAACTATTTAAAAGCATCAAAACTTTCTAATTTATCTAAATTATCAGATAAATTTTCTACTATCTTAGAAATAGCATTATTTTTAGAATCTAATGTTTGTTGTCTAAGACCAGATGTAGGAAATAAAGCTTGCTCTATAAAAGAAACTTCTCCCTAAGTATAATCCAAACCAAGTTCAGTATCTATTTTAGAAATAGGAAATAAACTTATATCTTTGCCTAATTCTTTTATACTTATTTGATTTTGTAAATTTTGAACTCGCTAATCCGACTAGTGTTTAGCATAAGTAATTCTATTAACATCTAAATTTTTAGCATTAGTAGCTGCTTCTTTACTTTTTTCAGATATTGTTAATAATCCAGTTTCTTCATCTCGTTCAAGTTTTATATTAACAGGATCTAAATTAGCTAATTTTAAAGCTTCTTCATTGGCTTCATTTAAAGCTTCTTTCCATTCTTGAGTTCCTTTAGCACATTCATCTAATTTCTTAACTGCATTATCATAACTTTCAATAGATTGTTTAAGTTCTTCTGCAGCTTGTTTTGTTCGAGTTAATTCTTCTCCTAAAGCAGCACTAGTTTCTTGAGCACTTTTTAATTTACCTTCTGGAGTAGACTATTTCCAAGCTTCAAAAGCAGAAGTTACTAACCAAATAATAGCTATCAATGCTACAATTGCAACAGTAATCCATATAAGACTAGTATATAAAGCTTGATTGGCTATGGCAGCTTTAGTAGCAGCAATGGCCTCAGCTTCATCGGCTCCAGCTTTTAATCTTTTTGCAATAATCGCCTTTGCTGTAGCAGATGTTAATTGTTCTTCAACTGTTGTGTGCATAATTTTTAAACCAATACTCTCAAGAACCTTTTTGTTCTGATCAGTAAGCAACATAGACATACTCATCATAACAGAACCTAAAGTAGTAAAAGTAGAAAATAATTTTTCTCCAACACTAGCGTCTGAAGACCATACCTCTGCTAAATTTTTAAATCCATTAATTAAAGAAGTAACAGACATTGTTATTGTCGCTAAACCAGATATTGTCTATCCAAAAGTCAAAGGTTTATTATTTAATTCTTCAAGATGTTTTTTCATTTCTTCAACAGACATAGTTACTTTTTGTCCATTTATAGTAACCTCAACTAACTAATCGGCATAATTTTTAGCAGAGTTCGAAATTGCTTCAAAATCTTGATTAACTTTTGATTCCATATTTTCACTTGCAATTCCTCGCATTATCATTCTCATTCTATTCATTTGTTCATTGGTATCTTTAGTTTCTGATGATATAGTATCAAAAGCTTTACTTAATTGTTTTCTAAGAGTTTCTACGTCCTAACCAGTTAATTTAGATAATTGTTTTGCGGCATCTTCAGTTTGAAAACTTTTACCATTTTCAGATACAAAATTTTTCTTTACAATTTCTTCTTTGCGATCATTATAATTGTTTTTTATTTTTTCTTTTAAATCTTTAGAAGAATTATTTGCTTGTTTAGCAAAATCACCATATATTTTGTTTATTTCTGGAGAAATTTCTGATTTTAATTCTTCAATCTATTTTTTAATTCTTTCTTTAATTAAATTAATAGGATCATTTGCTAATCTTGTTAAATCTTCTTCAGAAATTTGTATATCCTTTTTAAAACCAAAAAAATCATTAATATCTTTAATATTATATTGTCCATTTTTATTCTAAAACTACGAATTAAATTTATCTAAATTTAAATTATTCTCTTGTTCGTTTAATTTTTGAATACTCGCTTCAGTTTCATCAATCTTTTGCTATAATTGTTTAATAGCTTCAACGCCCTATATTCCATAAGCAGCCTCAAATTCGCCTTCACTTTTTTCAACTTCATCATTTAACAAGCGAACAGATTTAATTAATTCGCTATAAGGCTTTATTTTATCTTCATCTTCTTTTACGTCATGATACATACCCAGTCTTTTAAATAATTGAGCATTTGCTTCGGCTTCTTGTTGTTTATTGGCTGCACTTCTAATAGCATTACTGTTTTCTCCTTTAGCGACTTGCGCAATAGAACTATAAAATTCTTTACTTTTTTCTGCAGCAATCTATTCTGTTGTTTTTAATTCTTCTTGTAATTCTTTATTCTAATCTAGCTGTTCCTATAGCTATTTTTGTTCTAATTCAGTAATTTTATCTTTAATATCATAAAAATCTCGTTCAAGCTAATTTCTTTCTTCCATGTGAAGTTTTACTTGAGTGGCACTATAAGGATCTTTACCCTATGTGGCATAAATAGCCTATTGATCCTAAACCGCAAAAGCGCTTTTTCGGAACTAACCCATTTCAGTTTCTTCTTGTTTCATTAATCCTAAATTAACCTTTAAATTTTCAAACATTAATTTAGCATTATAAGCAGCTCTATCTAAAGAATTGGCTAATTGAGGTCCAAAATAAGTTGTTAATAAAGGTCCAATAGTAAGCAATAATTGCGGTAAACCGCCCATACTTTTAATTATTGCGGTAAAACCATTAATAATATCTCCAGTTAAATTAGTTAATCCAACAAAAAATTTATCATCCAAAAGAGCAGAATACATTTCTTCAGCCGCAGCTTGAACCCGCTTACTAGCACCTTCCCAAGATTGAGCATAAATATCTTGTTGCTATTGTAAAGTACCATCTGCGGTTTGAGCGTATCCCAAATTTTCTTTAAACGTACCCCAATTATCCATTAAAGCAATTAATTGGGTGTATTGACGTACTCCACCAACTGTTTGAGCTAAAGCCATCTTTTGATCGCGTTCAAGATTCTACCATCTCTCACCTAAATCATCAAGAATGGTATCCATATTTTTTAATTCACCACTAGAAGTTTTAATATCTACTCCCACTTTCTACAAAGCGGCAGAATATTTATTTAAATCCGTTCCATCTTCTAATGTTTTTCCTAATTGCAAACCTTCTAAACGAGAGAAAATAGTTTTAAATGAAGTACCAACAGTATCAGCTGATTGACGAGTTTGAGCGACTACAGTGGCAAGTGCAGTTGTAGCATAATCATAGCTTAATCCAACAGTATCACCAACTGCGGCAAATTTTTCAAGACCTTCAGCAATTTCTTTAGAACTTGATGCTGTATGCGCACCTAAATTAGTAATTACATCGGCATAATGCTCTAATGATTCAGAGCCATCATAGAAGTTATTCCAAATTGCGGTCATTTGACTAGATACATCTTCGGCAGATTCCTTAGTTACATTAGCCATTTTAATAACAGTATCAGTTCTATCTGTAACGTCTTTTCCCTTTAAACCCTATTGATAGAAAATTAAAGCCGCATCTGTATAATCTACAGTAGTTGAGCTTAATGCTTTTGCAGATTTATTAGCCTATTCGGCAAATTTCGCCATCTCCTACGTGTTCTATCCAGTTACAATCTAAATTCTATTTAATGATTCATTTAAATCCTAAACGTATTGATAAGCCTAATTAATAGAACTCATAAATCCATGTAAAATACTAGATGAAATCTACCAAGCAGCAACCTTTTTGAGGTTTGTCATTAGACCATTTAATAAACGACCAGTTTGTTTCATAGGCATAGCGGCATTAGATATAGAACTAGCTATATTATTAAAAGCTGCTGTTCCTTCTGGACCTAATTTATTAAACTATTTACGATAATCCTCTAAAGTCATACCACTAGCTTTTAAAGACTAAGATAATTTACCTATATCTAACTACCCAGTTTTTACATTTGTAGCAGATTCTAACTAAGTTTTTAGCTATGAAGCTGCATTAGTAGCTTTTATAATATCTTTAGTTAAAAAATTATCTCCATTACTTTTTAAGCTTTTACTAGTTAAATTGTCTAAAGTAACCTATAATTCTTTTAATTTTGCTTTTGCCTCTTCGGTGTTTGCTGTCATATTTAATGACATATTTATATCATATTCATATCCGTTTGCTGGCATTTGCATTTCTCCTTTCTCTCTTTTATATATAATAAAATAAGGCTTGTGAGAAAAACGTATCTCACAAGCCTAGTGTTAAGTTTTTACTCTACAATTATATTAAAAATATAATTGTAATAAATTAGCCCAATTCGCCCATTACACCCTTCAATAATTTCAGATTGTCAGGGTCTGCAAGTTTTTCTTGAATTGCTGTTGCATTTAAGTCAAGATTACTATAATCGGCTGCGGCACTTTCTAATAATCCCTTAATTGAATTTCTTTGTCCATAATAATCATTAATAGAAACATCTAGAATATTTCTTAAAAACGTTAATTCTTTTTCGGGAATTTGTTCTAATATTTTATCCATAAAGCCAGTAGTTATTACGCTATCATACATTTTGCCTGGGTCTTTTTTTTGGTTTCCTGTAAACACCAAATCCGTATAATAATATAAAATATTTAAATTATAATATACATCAATTTTACCTTCATCTCTAAAATTGTTTTCATCTTTAGCATTATTAATTACATTAGCAACTAAATTTAACTTTTTTTCTATTGGTAAATAATCATTAATTGTAATAGTCTAATTATTCCACTCAATTTGATTTTTATTAATTATAGTTTTTAATTGCAATTTATTAAATGTGGGTTTAGCCATTTAATTCTCTCCTTTAACTCTAATTTATTTTATTATAACAAATTTTTTAAAATTTGTCAAATTATTTTATTAAATCTGCAGCAACCTATTCTACTAAATTATCAGGAATTAAATTTCTTAAAAATTTTTCAATTTCTTTTTGATTAGGCTGTGGAGTCTATAGCTCTGAAATTATTCGTAAATTTTCATAAATTCTATTACTATAAAAATTTGCATCGGCCATATGACTACTATTAGATTTAATTTGCATAAGATTGACATCTCCAGCAATATTAGCTTTAACATTATCTCGTTTTAAATTTTTTCCAAAAAACTTACGTCTAAACTTAGTTGAATCAAACTATTCTACTAAATTATTTAAAGATGAAGTTCTTGTCTCTCCAGCTTTAATATTTGGTGGGGCATGCCATTCATTATTTATATCATAAGCAGTCTAATCAAAAGCCTCATACAAATGTCCTTCATTAAATCGTTTTTTTTCTCCTTTGCTTTTATCAGACCAAAGATGTGGATATTCATCTGCTATAGAAGTTCTTACAATTTTATATGTATAATTTACTGTTTTATTATTTTTTGTAGTTTTACTTTCTGTTATTAATCTATAATTAATTCTAGGGCTAGTGCCAGTCGCTGCATTTTCCTCAACCGCTTTTAAAACATATCGTTCAATCATTTTATTTAACCTTTGATTATTAATCTTAGTATTTTGTTTAAATTCATTCATACCTTTAAATTTATTCATATTAGCACCAATATCTTTATTAACAAATAAATTTTTATAAGCCTATTCTCGTGTCATATCAGCTACAATTGCCTATCCATATTTAGCATTATAATAACGTACATTAATATCCTAATAAAATCCAATCATATAAGCCTATATTTCTGATAAAACTAAAGAAGCTTCAAACAATAAAGTTCCTAATGAATCAAATTCAGTTTTATCAACTTGCTATAGCTATCTAAACATAAAAATTAATAAATTTTTATAATGATTTAATTGATTTTTGTAATTTTGAATATGATATTCAAATGTGTTTATTACACCTTGTTTATATTTATCAACAATCATATTCTTAAAATCTTTTGCGGTTACTCTATTAACAATAATTGCGCCAACCTATTCTTTAAATTTTGAAGCATTTTGTGAAAGTTCTGACATCTTTACTCACCTTCTTAATAAAAATAAAAAGGGAGAGATATTAAATCTCTCCCTAAAATATTTAAAATTCTAATTAGCCGTTTCCTGCTAATTTTGCGTATGTTTCATTATTTTTAGCGATCCAGTTAGAACTAATCTTCCAGAAAAGACCATGAGAATCAACTAAATAAACTCCATCTCCAACTGCAGTTCCTGCTGTTGGTGAATAAGTTGTGTATGCACTATCATCTTGATTTGCTGCAATAGTTTTAGAAGTTGCTTCCGCCAAACTAACTGTTCTATCTCTAGTACCATCAGTTCCACTACCTTCTTGTGGATCAATAATTTGCAAAGCAGCTAAAACTTTCTTATCGCCAAATCTTGTGTAATCTGGGAATGCATCAACAGTAAATGTAAATGTTGAAGGGTCTCCAGAAGAAGCCATAGTAAATGTAAAGTTAGATTGAACCTTACCATTAGGAATAATAAATTCCGCAGGCCAGTCAATACCAGTTGATTTCTCACGGAATAAAGTAGAAGCTTCAATATAGAAGTTACCACCTAAACTCTCAGGAGTAATATCAATCTCTTGAGCGCCGCTTGTTTTTTCTACATAGTAATCAACTAATACACGAACACCACTTTCAGCAAATGGCTCTACATCATCTGTAGAGGTAAGTGTTAACGCATATTTACCAGCATATGTTCCACTAGCTTCTGGAGTGCCACTAACATTAGTCTTTGCAACCACATAAGGCTCTGTGCTAATTGTACCATCGTCTCCTAAAACAAATACATATACACCCGCTTTATCATCTGTACTTGGTTTTTCAGAAACGTATACTTTTGTTCCACTAGAAGTATCAACATCTTTTGTTGTTTCTACCTAATGAACAAAAATCTTATTATTGGCATCAGCCTCTTGAATTAATCCAGCACCAGAAAGAATCATAAATCCAGCAGGAGAAATAAGAGCATCTTCCATTGTAAATGTCATAGTCTTTTCGCCGTCCCAAGCGATTAAACGAGCATTACCACGTCCACCTTGAGCGTATACTGTTGTAACAGCACCTTCAAGACTTGAAGTTGTTAATGAATCAAAATAAATAACTGGTTCACCTTTGAAAAAAGTTTTGTTACCAATTTTTCTAGTAGTTTTAGCTCTAAAAACTACGTCACAGCATTCTCTTACGCCAAATAACATATATATTTTTCCTCCTTAATAAATTTTTAAAATTAATGAATTGGTTTCATCCAATTCTCAGGTTGTTTATCAATTTTCGCTCCAGCCATTCTAGAGCGAATATTCATATCCCAACTTGTATATAAAGTATATCTTTCTATTAAATCAAACATTTGATACATTGTTAATTTTACACACTCTGAAAGAGGCATAGAATTTAATCCAATAGTCAAAACAGAAAGATATTGACTAAATATATTATTACTATTGTTGTCAGTGCACTAGGCCGCAACACGTTCTCGCGCACGTTTAAGTTTATCTGCAATTTCCTAAGCTTTATTGCTTTGTGGATTAAAATCTTTTGAAGCTTTAGAAAGACAAAATACCTATTTAAATATTTGCTATAAAGACTCAAAATTATTTTCATCTACAGTAACCAATTCAGCGTTTTCTTTATTTTCCTAAAAAATCATGCTTCTAGGTGGTAATAAAGTAATTTTTTGATTTGGAAAAATTAATGATAATACATTATTAATTGTATTTTTTTTATCTTCCATCTCAGGGTCTTGCATTAATCTCATAAATATTTGAAAATTATTAATATTATCTAAAAGAGATTTGTCCTATATTCCTTGTTGGTTTTTATCAATACATAGACACTAAATTCCCATTAAAAAGTCTTTTTCTCCAACATAAGCAATTTCTTTTATTGTAGGCTAATGAATAACCAATTGACATTCAGGAACTGGAATATCAATTCCAGTCATTAAAGCCAAATCAATATCCATTATTTATTGTTATAAATCCTATCAAAATTATTTTTTAAATCTTGTGTTTCTGTTGGAGTTAAAGCTTCCTATTTATCTTCTGTAAAATGATGTAAATCAAATTCTACTGTTAAACAACTATAGTCTTCTGCCGCTTTTAATTTAGTATGAATAGTATCAATTTTACCAAAAGTATTTAATTTAATATTTCTTAACATAGTATCTAATTCTGCAGCGATTTTATAATTTCGTAACTAAAAATCCTATAAAGTATACTAACTATAAGGCACTATAATATCAAATTTTAAAGTACAACTTTTATAATCCATAAAAGCACTATCTTCAAAAAAATCTGTAAAAGTAATAACTAAATAAGTTCTTTCTTTTTCATCAACCTTTACTTCTGGTATGATTGTAATATTTTTATTTAAAAGCTCTTGCATCTATTCTGGAGTAATATTAGGACGTTTTAAAGCATCTTTATAAGGATAGTACAATAATTTTTTTAAACGTTCATTTTTTAATATATTATTAACAATCAGACTATAATCTTTTTCAACAGATAAAAAACTAGAACTAGGAAATTTATAACTCTCTATTTTCATTTAAAATACTCCTTTTTCTCTGTTTATATTAAAATAATGATTCAACTACTATAGTTTTTGTGGCATTTCCATAACGTAAATCAAATTGTCCACTATAGGTTTTTTCCCATATAATAGTAATTTTATCATTATTAACAACTGCCGAAATGGGTAAATTATTATCATAAGACCATTCAGAAATTTCATCGCCAATATATTCATATTCATAAGAAAATTGCGGTTTAATAAATACTTTACCTTTTATTAAACTTTCTTTTTTCTCTTCTTCTATTTTTTCTAAAATAGGATATTCATCAGCAACTCCTTCTTCAAGATTATCTGTAATGTCATTTTGATAAAATTCAATTGCGGTTAACTCTATAATACCAGGTGTACTAATACTATCTACTGTTGTAACTTCCCAACAAATATTCTATTCATTTTCAGCTAATCCAGTTAAATAAAATCTACTATATCTTCTAAAAATTTTTAAAGTATGTTTATTTTTAGGTACATAAATATGTAAAGTAAAATTAGGTTTATCTATAGTTTCGTTTTTAGCCAATAGAGAAACAATTTTGGTTTCTACTGGACCACGAATTGCGGCATAAGTATTGTGCCGCTCTCCTTCTTCATCTATCCAAGTAATACTATATTTGCATTTACGAATACTTCCTCTAAAATAAGCTAATTCAGTTAAATCCTATAAATAAATTAACCATTTGCTATTAGTATTTTCCCATTCAAAAACAGTTCCACATTCAAATCCCTAATTAAATTCAACTGAAATTACTTTATCATCATAATCAAATTTATTTTTATCAGGATTAATTAATGCCGGTACTGTTTTCTCCTAATCGAGTAACCGCACATCGGCTCGTTGATAAGAAGCCCGAAAAGATGATCTTAAACTTCTCAATTTATCTTTAATCATTCGGTCTTGTTGAACTTTTCCGCCGCGCATATTAACACGACTTTTCATTAGACTTAACATTTATATCAACTCTCTCAACAAAGAGATGCATTCAAACACTGTCTTTCGATATACCATGAACTCAATATTAGATTGAATTTTTAATCCCTCTAATTTAGTAATTAAAATTAAATAATTTTCATTAATTTTAAATAACTCTTTTAATCCATAAATTTCTAAAAGAACAGTATCTAATTGAATGCTCCAATTTTCATTGTTCTCTCTCATTGGTATTAATTTCCATAATTGATTTGTTAACCTATTTATATCTTTAGTAACAATTTTATCTTCAATATCAAAATCATACTTAGTTTTCAAGAGCACTCACCTCTCTTAAAACACTCCAGTTTGATTTAATACTTCCATCTGCAGTAATTTTTCTCCGTTTATATAAACGCTACATGTGCAATGATTGTCTTTGCACTTCTGACTGTAAATTTAATAATTTAGCTAAATGATTAGCCTAAGATGTCATTTTAAAATCAGAACCAGTATATTTCATCCTAATATTTTCAATTGTGGTTACTTGCCTCTAAAGCCAAGTTTCAACCATCAAAATTGCTAAAATATTTATTTCTTCGCTTGTTAAAGTATTAACAAAACTAGAATCCTCAATTAAATTGTTATCTGTATCTATAATATAATCCCCGATTTGAGGATCATCTTCACTGATAGCTTTAGATTTAATATTATAATCTAAAGTCTACCGTGGAAACTCAAAACCGGGAATCGCATTTATAACTAAATTTCTTAAATCTTTAATTGTATCTTGTGGAGTTAATTCCAAATACATATCATCAGTAATTTTACTAAAGAAGCGATCATATACATCGGTAAACGGTGTACCCATTTAATTGCTCCTTTCTTAATTATTTAGTATCTTCTCCTACAACCTTATATTTACTTGCGGTCGCCCGTCTTGTTTTTTCTTGACCAGCATCCGCAGTTACTCTTCTCTTAGGCTTTTCGGCAGCTTTTTGATGTTCGGCAATTTCTTCTTTATTATTATCAATTGCTTTATCAACATCAAAATTTAATTTTTCTTTTAATGCTTGACGTTTATTATAATCTCCCAAAGGAAGGTCTACACTAAAACGTTTAATCAAATCAATTACTCCTGTTGGAGCAAAATCTAGGCAATCAAGCCATTCATCCATAGAACCATTCTTTATAAGATTAATTACATCTTCTTCTGTATAATTATATTCAAGTTCTGTTTGCATATTCAACTTATTCTAAACCTCTGGCTCAACGATTAGATATTCAGCCATAAGTTCTCTGCCGCCCATTTGATAAGATAATTGTTCAAGTTCTGTAAAAGATATTTTTTTTGTCTCGCCTGGAGCAAATTCTCTTGTTACATTCAACTCAGGAATTCCATAAACGACCATTCCTGCACTTCTATTCTTTACAATATAGTTTTTATCCATTTGTTATCTCCTTTTTCTCCTAATAAAATAAAGGGGAAAGGGATTGATTAACCCCTATCCCCATTGGTTTTAAAAATATTTAATTATAATTAACCACTAATAACAGTAACGTTGTTAGCTGCATTATAATTTAAGTTCCAAGTAGACATATTCGATAAAGAAGTATCTCTATAAGTACAAATGTTATTAGCTAACATCGCAACTACACCGAATTTTTTATAAACTTGGATTTCGCGACTACGATCTTTATTTACATATTCATCAACGATTGTATCGCCTTCAAACACTACTTTAATAGGTCTACTATCAGCACCATTAGGAATAATCCAGCAATAACTTGCATCGATTACTTTTTCGCTGTTTGTTCCATCTTTAAAGCCTTGAGGTAAAATAACTACTCTCTTACCTTTATAGCTAGCAAGACGACCAGTTCTCCAAAGTTCATCTTTCATAGCTTCTGTGTATTTCCAAGCATCCTTAGGAACCATCTTAACAGCAAATTCATAAGTACAATAAATTGTAGGCTCACCATAAGCAGAAGCAACTGTAATAAGACGATCAAAAGCAGCCTCATTAAAGTCATTTGTTACTACTCTATTAGCAGGAGGAAGTTGATTAATAGAAGCTGTCATAGCAGCCGCCATTTCCTCATAAAGTAATTCATCAATACCATCTAAAACAATATTAACTACCTCTGCCCAATCTACACGACCATCTAAGAACTCTTCAAATCCAATCTAAGCAGCACCGCCTGCGGCACTTGTAGGAACTTCAAAAGTTTCTTTGCTAGGACTTAATTTAAATGTCTCATAAACGCCTGCAAGACCAACACGAGTAATAAATTGTTTAGCACGAGTATTAGAAGTTGTTTTACGAGTAAATTTAACTTTATCTCCTTGACCAACAAACTTAATTTCTGCAAACTATTCATAAGCAGGTCTTACCTTCTCAGGTAAAATATCATCAATTGTCTATTGAATTAATGAGAAAATCTTGTATTTATTTTCACAATATTGATTAAATGAACCAGCAAGTTCATTTAATTCATTACGCAATGTTTCGTTTAAAGCTTGATAACTAAAGCTTTCATTATTCCAACTATAAGAAGTAGGAGCAGAACTATTAGCTTTAGTAACAACTTTCATTAACTGTAATAATTGTTCTCTATCTAACATTATTCTTTACTCCTTTCTTATGCAATACGCATTAATTTAGCGCCCTTTTGTCCATCAGGCATTGTATAAACTTTTACAACCTACCAAATGAAATCTGTGGCTGCGCCAGCGTCTTTAAGGAAACCAGTAGTGCCATCAACAGTTAATGTTTGACCTACTGTTACGGTTTCTTCATCAATTGTATTTGTTGTATAAATATCACCAATATTTGTTTTAAATACTCGAGGAACCATTGTAGTGCCTTCGGGCATTCTTTTAGCGGATGTATAAGATTCAATGTGGAAAGGATCCTCATTATAATCAATTTCATACATATCTTCAGGAGCTGTTACCTTTTCAATATCAATAACATGACCTTCGCCATCAACACTCTTACCGCCATAATAACGTGTTTGAGCATCACGATTTAAAGTAGTGGGATCAAGAGGACTATAAATACGGGGATTGTAATCACCTTTCTTCATAGCAAACTCAGCATCAATTTGATCATCACGATAAAGTTTAATCTCATTAAATACTAACATCCACTCACCAGCGCCAGTAAAATCTACTACGCCTTCTTTGTAATCGTATTTTACAAATTGACCATTTTCTAAAATGTCAATCTTAGAGTCAGCTGGTAATTGAGCATAGATTTGACCAGTTCTTTGAGCCGAAAGATGATTAGGTTCAACTTGACCGTAACCATATTCAACGAACTGAGCGCCACTAAGTCCAGCTAATTTCTTACTACGCATCGTATATTTTCCTCCTTAAATTTATTTTATTGATTGTTCGGTTTCTTTTACTGCTTTTACCCAAGCAGGAATATCATCATCTTGGTCAAAGCTATCTAAATTGTAAGAAGTAGGTCCTTGCGGATTTTCTTCATTTTCTTTTTCAAAACTAACTTTATTACGAACACAAATAACGCTAAGTTTTGATTCAATATCTTCAAGAGAATAAGTATCGATATTATCAATTACATCTTTCTTATCCTCATCTGATAACATATAAAAACTTTCAATCATTTCTTCTTTTTGAGTTTTTTCTACTTTAGCTTTAAATTTCTTTAAACTTTCGTTTTCTGTTTTAAAAGTTTCAAGCTCTGTTTTTAAATCTTCATAAGATTTAGATAATTTTGTAAAATTATCTTGTAATTCTTTTAATGCTTTATCAACATCTTTTTCTTCCTCAAAAAGATCTTCTTCATCTTCTGTTTTATCATCATTATCTTCTTCTTCAGAATCTTCATCTTCTTCTTCTATTCCTGCTTCATATGCCGCAACATCTTCAGCCGCAAACATTGGAGTCTCTGGAGCTTCATAAGCCTCATCGGCAACTAATTCCTCAGCTAAAGAATAAGAAGTTGAATCTTCACCTGTAATGATTTCAAAATTTAAACGATAAAATTTACCATTTTCGTCCTTTAAAATAGCAAAATTTTCTTCGCCTTGGGTATATACTCCATCAATACTATAACTTTCTTCTCTTTCAGTTATATTCTTATAAAGACATTCCCATAAGGCGTCACCAATTTGCATATTGTATTGTGTAAGCACTGGTGTACCTCCTTTTTGTAATATTTCTTTCATAGATGTCATTAAACTAAATAGCTATGACTTAAAATCTTCATCTAAGGAAAACTCAAATTTTCCAATATGAGCTCCTTCAAAGCAAGGTTCTACCTCATCTCCTAAAACACAAAGTTTTGAGATTATAGCTTCATTTATAATAAAAAATTTAGGATTACCATTTAAATCTTCTGACCAATGAGCATCAATTAAATTATCATCCAATTCCATAGAATGGCCTTTTCCTTCATCAATAATCTTTTGAGCTTCTGGATACTAACCAGTCCATAAATAACCTTCAGTTACTAAGTATTCCCTTTTAACTCCATCATCAGAAAACCACTAAAACCATACTTTTGCCCCTAAATCAACAAAACCGTATGGTCTTGTATTACTTTTTAATTTAACGCCTTCTGAAGTAATTTCAATTACTTTATTATGTTCTTCAAAATCCTCTAAAGTTTCATTATAATATCCTACAATAGGACTTCCAGGTAATGAATTAGCAATTTTTTTTGCTGCTTCTTTTGTTATAATACTACCATTTCTATTCGGTTCATTAGAAACATAACAAACCTTTATCTAACATTTTGAAATTAAAGGATTAATAGGAGTAATATTAATAAACTCACAAGGCATTTCTAATGCAATACTATTATGCATCTTTTACCTCCTTAACTCTATGATTCCTAATTCTATATAGTTTTTTGACTTTTCTAATCATCTGACAATTGCGGACGACCACTTTTTGAATCACTAGTATCTAATACTTTAGTGCTTTTATTATTATTATTTTCTTTTTCTTTACTTGTAATAGATAATAAATCCTATCCACTCATAGTAGATGATGTTAAAGGAGGAATCATAATAGAGCTTAATTGTAAAACTTCATTCTCAAAATAAGCCGTATTAATTATAGAGCTTTGAGAATGTCCAAGAGCAATCTAAGGCAACATTTTAGAATACCCCATTTGCACTTGTTCTTTATACATTTTAGATAACTCCATATAATTATATTGAGTTGTTTCTAGCATATATAATCTAAATTTATATTTTTTAGAATTAAATTGTCTTATTATTGTATCATAAAAAATTTCTAATTGTGATAAAAGGCTTCTAACCGAACCCGCATCAGTCAATAAAGATTTTTCTAATGATAAATTACCATCGGTATTAAATAAATTCCTGGAAACCCCTAAAGCATTAAATACTGTTCTTTCTACTTTTTCTAAATCATCTTTAGTGGTTGTTGTATTACTATCCGAAGTATTTATTGCATCAATATCAGCAAATGTAGTTAATACATCTACTCCAATAGCGTTAGCTAACATTTGTACCGCATTATTATGAATATCCTAAGCTTCATCAACATCAAAAATTAAATCGCCATTTTTGTCTAACGGTAATTTTTGCACTAAAATTTTCATTAATTTTTGCATTTGTTTTTTGCGGTCTAAAGCCTAAGCAGCATCTAAATCTAAAATAGCAGGAATAGCATTAACAAATAAAGGAGTTTCACTATTATTAATACTAAATTTCATAGATTTTTCAGGATCTAACAAATACCAACTGCCATAAAGATTATCATCTATATAAGTATCTGGCATTAACTTCTTTTGTTTAAATAAACGATATCCAATAGTAAATTCTTTTGGGAAAAGTTTCAATATTTTTTCTCTATACCCCGCATTAGGAAAATAATCATCGAAAAACCGCATATCAAATTCTACTGCTGGCTTAGCTCCAATGTTATATCTATTGCGGCAATATTTAATCGGCAATTCCTAAATACTAATACCAGTTGGGTCTTCATTCATATATCCATAATAAACACCATCTCGTATTACTTTTAAAGCAATATTTTGACAAGTAGATACAATACGAGAAGTATCTAAATAACTTAATACAGAAATAAAATCTTTTATTACAGTTTCCTTTTTAATTTTTGTATCAAAAATTTCTGGCACTACATACCAATCATAACGATAAATAGTAGAAAAATAATTACAAATTTTCTAATAAATGCCGCTAACTCTATAATAATAATTAGATATTTCTCTTAAAGCAATTGGATCATTTTCAGCTAAAGCTTTTAATACGTGTCTTTTATCTGCAAATTTATGACCAGTTTGTCTTTTTAACGTATCTAACTATAATGTAGCATCATCAATCTTTTTATTTCCTAACTAAATAGAACGAAACTATAATAAATTATTATCTCTTTCTCTTGGATCTAAAAATAAATTAAACCCTTTGTCATGTATAGACGTTTGTCGAGATTCACTCATTACAATACCTTACACCTCCTTAATATCCAGCTTTTTGCATTATATAATCATATGTAATTAAATTTTCTTCGTTGTAAGGTATTTCTATTAAAGTTATATCATTTAAAGCACAAAAACGACGTTTTTTATTATCATTGTACTATTGGCGATATAACCCCTTTTTACCCCCAAATTTTGAACTAGCTTCATAATGTTGACGACCTTGATATTCAATTAAAAAATCAATATTACCATCATCATCAAAAACAGCAAAATCAAAACGGAGAGGTCTACCATTCGAACTATTTAGCCCTGGAATAGTATATTCTTCTATAAACTTTAAATCATACTAATTAAGAATTTCTTCAATTTTAATTTCTCCTCTAGAAGCACGCATATAAACCTCTCCTTTCTTTTAAATTAATTGTGGAACATCCAATCGGCAGCTCGAAACTTTTTGCGTTTTCGAACAGATTCTTCTTCTTCTCTAATATAATATAATAAATATTCAAACGCAGAAACTTTATCTTTTTTGATTTTTCTATTAACTTGCTTTAAAATAATATTTAAACCTTCATTTTCTTCTCTCAAATTTAACATTTCTTCTTTTAATATGGAAGTTAAAGTAAATGGTTTTAAGTATTCTGCCCTTTGTTCAGGAGACATTTTTTGTCCCAATTTAGTTCCTAATAATTTTGTTTTAGCAAGACGTTCATCAATAAGAAAATAAAGATGTCCTGAGTTTAATTTCGTTTGGACATTAGAATGAGCTGCTGTATTGATTGGTGCATTGGCTTTAATAATATAAATAGCATCATGCTCTGTATCTTTTGTTCGATATTTTTTATAATATCCTTCATCATCGTTATATACACCAAAATCGGGAAATGTTTCTCCGGTGTCTGGATTAGTTTGTGGTTTAATCATATAATCTATTAAACCAATACCCATACCATTACCATCTATAACCAATCTACGAGCTTTAAATTTATAATATAAACTTTTAAGCCATATAGCTTGATTTTCAAAATGTTCATCCGCTTTAGTATAAATATTAACCAATGAAATTTTTGGTGGCATACTAAATTGCGGAATTACTTTTGCTACACAAGCAACAGAATCACAACCTTTTCGACCTATATCAGCGGATATTACATAAAAACTTTGAATATTACTTCGTCCAGAGTATTCATTTTCTGGCTTTTGTAATATTCTACTTCTATCAAAAGCTTCTCCATTAAAGAAAGCATCTTCACTATTTCCAGACCATTTGCTTTCATATTCACGATCAAAAGAAGCCTCATTGTAAGTACCATCTCGTTTTAAATCTTGAATAAAAGTTTTATCTAATAATTTCATTAGAACTGGAATTCTCCAAGTTCCACCCATTACTATGGCTTTATCTGGCTCTGTAATCATCCATACGAGCAGCTAAATGAGCTTATCGTATGCAAACGTGTTTTTCCAACCCGCGGTAGTGACATATATCTACGACTTATTTAAAGTTTCTTCTGGGCGGGTAGAACCATCCATACATAATCGTGAAATATTCATTGTGGGAATTATAACTTCCGATAATATTTCTCCATCAACTCCGACACACTCTTCTACCAATCCCAATTTTTAATTGTTATCCTAAAAGCTTTTTATCTTTTAGTTCTTGTATTTGTTGTTCATACAAGTTCAGCATATCTTTTTTATTAATATTATTATTAATAATTGCGGCCTCGTGGAAGGATTATATCTTTTCACCCTCTATGCGTTGCCCCTGACTATATTTTATATAGCCTTCGGTTCGGATTGGCATTTCAGCTTCTCCGCTTAATTCCGCAATTTATACACGGCAGTTAATTGATAGAATTATAATAATTTGATATTAAATCTTTATAACTTTTTCCCAAACAAACAGAACTAACTCTATCTGCACTAATATTTAAATCTTTGGCTATTTCTATTCTTTTTTTTATATCTTTATTTTTTAATATATAATTAACTTGTTCTTGTGTTAAAGAATTTTTTACTCCATTTCTTTGTCTTTGAGCTTTAATATTTTCAATATCATATTTTTGAAAAGCGTTTAAAGCAATTCTTTTCTATTGTGTTTCTGTTAATTGTTTAAATTTTGTTATATAATCTTTATATATCAATTCTTTTTTTAATCTCCAAATTAATTTACTATTAATATTAAAAATTTGACATAAAGTTTTATCGTAACCTTTATAAAATTTAATAATTGACAATATAATTATTATATCTTTATTAGATAATTTTTTCTTGTTATGTGGGATATAATTTTCAATTTTATTATTTTCTGATATATCAATTTTTTTAATTAATTGTAAATATTCTTGTTTAGAATATTTAATATTTTTATATAAATTGTTTTTTGCTAAATTATCTATAACAGTATGATCACATTTATAAAAATTAGCAATCTATCTATGGACACCTTTATAATTCTAGCAAATATGATAAATTAAAACACTAGTTTCAAAATCTAAAGAAGTTTTATGCCCATCTCCGCCATAAGTTTCATTATATCCATTGTTATATGAATCCCATTTATTAATTTCTTCAATTTCTTTTAAGCTTAATTCTTCTTCATTTTTTACTTCAATTAATTGATATTCAACTTTAAAATTATTAACACCATATTTATTGTAAGCTCTCTATAACTTATGTGAATGATGTTTATTTTTTTCTAAATCTTTAAAATGACATTTTAGTCTATGCTCTAAATTAATCGTTTTACCCACATATCTTTTCTTTGTCTAGATATTAATTATATAATAAATATAACCTTTCATAAACAAAACCACCTTTATTATTTTATTTTCTATTTATTATAAAAAATAAAATAATAAAATTAAAAAGAAAAAACCAACGTCATAATTTTTTTTACCGTGTCGACGCTTACCTCTAGATTTATTATTTGCTACAATATTATCAAAATAAGAACCATTTTTAAATACATAACAAACATAATCTTTACCTTCATGCGTTTTCCCTTGGCGTCGATCTAATTCTTTGTTAAAAGCCGGAATTAAAGTACATATTTCTGTTACTTTTTCTTTAACAATTCCCGCACTTTGTTCTTTACCACCAGATGTTACAAAAAGTTTAGCTCGTGGATATAGTATACAACGGCACATTAATACCATAATTGATAAGAATGATTTACTATAAGCTCTAGGAAACACCATGTAAACATATTTATATCTCATACAAGCTCTTAAAAAAACTCTTTGATAAAAATAAAATTTAAATTTCATATTAACATTAGGATTACCACCTGTTTGTAAAAAATCTACAAATAAATCTGGATATTCTCGCCAAAAGGCAATAAATTTACGCAATTCAGGTTTAATTGCATTTATTCGTTCTTCTGATAATCCTATTTTTTTTCTATTATCTGATAATTCTAATAATTCTTGAAGTGCCATTATTGTTCATCTCCAGCAAGAATTTTAAATAAATCATCATTTTTTTCTTCCAACTAATCAATCATTTCATTAAATTCATCATAGTTTTCATCTTGAATAAAATCTTCAGCAGCATCAGAAAATAAAGTTCTTTCTATTATTTCATCTTCTGTCATATCTTCAGTTATATTGGCAGAAGCTTCTCTTTCTTTATCTTGTTCAATTAATTTAACTGCATTATCAATTAAATCGCCAAGATTAGTTTCATCTCGAATTAAAGATCTAGTGTATTCTTGTAAATCTTGAATAGTTCTATCAACCTTATCTTGCGGTCCATCAGTATAATATCGCGGTATAAAACCATCAGTTTCGCATATCGCCACTAATTCAGAAACTGAGTCGATAAATTCACCATTTTCTGTTTTATTCTAAGCAGCAGTAAAATTACCACTTTTCATTAAAGAATCATATACTTTAGTGGCCTTCTAGAAACCATCCATATCACCCATATCAACTAATTGATTGGCTTTTAACGAAGCTTTACATATTAATTTTAATGTATCAATATGTCCAGCCTACTAAATATCATAAGATTTAGTCATATCAGAATAAAACTATTCTAATCTAACCCACTCTTCTGGTTTATAAGTTGCACCCCACTTTAACCGCAAATAAACAACATCATCATCAGTTAATCCTAATTCTTCAGCTGTTTGATACTATTGCTAAAATGGCGCTCCAATAGGAATATCAGGAGAAGGAGCGTCAGGTGTTTGCGGTGGTGGCTCAGGGGGTTTCTCAACCGATTCAGGAATATAATTTTTATCTTCTTCTAAAGCCACAGTAATTTCAGCGGCAGACTTCCCTGCATTTTTTAAAGCCTATTCTTTTTGATTTTGCCTTAATTTTTCTAAAAAGGCACTATCTCCCCACCTATAATCTCTAAATTGTACTAATTTCATTTTTGACAAATAACGTCCAATAATTGTCATTCCAGTAACTTTAGATGGGTCTTTTGCATAACTTGCCATTAATTTATTCCATTCTTCTGGAATATAAGGTACATCAGCCTCCTATAAAATCCATAAATAAGTGTCTGGATCCCAATTATCTACATGCATTGTCATACATTTTTTACACTCTGGAAAAATACCTTCATTTGGATATTTCTCTAAATTATGAGAACGATAAAATTCTTTTTTATTTAAAGTTCGATGGCATTTTTCGCAGTAACAAGTTTGAGTAGCCATTATTTTTACCCTCCTTTAGTTTTAAGGTTTCGGCATTTTTTGCAGATACTATAATATCCATCTTTGCTGCACTTATTTTTACTAAAATAATAATTATGGGCTAATTTAATTTGACCACAACGACTACATTTTTTATATTTTCCTTTTTCAACTACTAAATAATACCAATCTAAATATTCATCTTTTGCCATTCCCGCAATAATTTTTGGGATTTTATTTCTCCATAAGCTAGAAATATATTCTAAGCTATATTTAATTCCAAATTCCAACTAAATTTCTGTTTGTATATCTATATTTTGTTTTCCATCAATTTTATATTCTACTATTCGTTCATAGATTGGATAGTTTTTTAAAGCCTTTTCGGCAATTTTGTCGAAATCATACATCAAATACCAAGTATCGCTATTAAAAACATCCCAACTAGATTGTTTTAATTTTGAATAATTACATAATATAGCTGAGCAGACTTTTGGATCTAAAAGAGAAACACCAGAAATTTGACATTCTTCATCTACTATTTTTTCTTTGTTATTTAAAGGAATATAAGTAGGTGATTTTGCTGTGTAAGCTAATGCAACTGGTGGTTTAAAAGAATTTTTTATAATATACTAATCTTTCCGCAAATCAATAATTGCTTTTTTAATAATATAAGCATCTTTTCCACTTACCGTTTTTAACTTGCGCTCCCAAATTTCAATGGCTGACCGCACTTGCCGCAAATAAGGAATATCTTCCAAATCTTGTTTTGTTATACTAATTTTAGGCTAGAAAATAGTGTTTTTATTATTTTCTGTAATAAGATTATAAACACCATCTTCGCCATTTTCAAACTATGCTACAAGCCCCTCAAAAGAAGTTTCTCTTTTATTTACTGTAGCCAAACGATTTTCTGTTAATATTTTCTTTTTTCTTCTTTCTTGTTTTTCCATACACATAATTAAATAATCTGCTAAAATTGTTAAATATTTTGCGTTTGGTTCAGGATTTTCTTTTAGAATTTTTTTAACTAATTCATTTCTTTCTTCTGGAGATTGTATCGTATAATCAAGTTTAATTATTTTACACCTCCTAAAGTTTATATTTCTATTATACCAGAAAAAAATTTTTTTGTCAAATTTTTGACAAATAAAAAAATTTTTAGTATAATTATATTAAGGAAGTGAATATATGAATTGGAAATTAAAATTGTGGTTAAAATTTCATAAAATATTTTATACTAAAAATGAAGACAAAACATTATTTTTCTTCTATAAAAAAATAAATAAAAATAAAAAGGTATATATTATTTATTTTACTTTAGAAGAATTAATAACTTGTAGTGATAAATATTTAATAAAATTTATTAAAAAGGAGGTACAGAGGCTGGCTTACTAGCAACCATGAGGCAGCCCATCGGCATGAAACTTTTTAAGATTTGGTGTAAATTATATCATATTATTTATAAAACAAAGCCAAACATAAATCGTTTATATTTATATAAAAATAATCAATGTTTTATTAGTTGGAGTTTTGACGATTTAATTCATTATAAAATTAGATATTTAATTAAACAGACTAAATATTATTCTAAAACAATAGGAGGAGGAGATTCTTCACTGTGAAAGCTGAAAATATAGTAAGAAAATTAGATTCACTTGGACGTATCACTATTCCAAAAGGTATAAGAGCTAGAATGGGATGGAATGAAAATGATGAAATAGAAATTTATACGGCAAGAGATTTTGTTTGTTTGCGGAAAGCCGATTCTGAGAAACACGAGATCGCGATTAAAAAAGGTATGGAACGAATAACGCAATTGTATTTAGAAAATAAAATTGATTTTGACGATGCATTAATTGCAACAAAGGAGTTAGTATATAATGAGCTTAAAAAGAATATATAAACAAGAGTTGGATATAGCTAGACCTATTTTTTTAAGGGGTAATGCTAAAATTGAAAAGGTATTAGATATGCAAGTACAAAATGGTGTTATAGTATTTTGGTATGAAGCGGATTTAGAGGGGACTGAAGATTATGTTTGTTATGACTCTTGGACGGGCGATAAAGTAAATGATAAAAGTAGTTATATAGGAACTTATCAAGCCGGAGATATAGTTTATCATTTTTATTATATAAAAGAAAAAGATTTTAATATAAAAGATTATTAAAGATTTTTTAAATATAAAAACGTAATTTTAGATTTTTTAAATAAAAATGTCGCTAGTTTAGAAATTTTAAAGATAAATGTCGCTAGTTTGTGCAGGAAAGAACATTTTATTCACAAAAAATCAAATTTTTCCCAAAATACACCCCCCCCCCTATCAGTTTTGTTATCTACAAAGCTTTTTTATTTGATTAAAAAATATTAATAGATTTCTTACTCTTTTGGATTAGACCACCACCGCAAAAATAAGCACCCCTGACATAATCCTTAGTAATATCTTATTTGCTCGGCTCGTCACCGGCCCAGACGAGCCGAGTTTAAGGTTTGTGCATGTTGCACAAAAAAGTGAATAAAATTCGCTCAAATTTCTCTGTTTTACACAATCCCAAAAGTTTGTTAAATTTTTAACACACTTTAACATGTTAAAGCACTAAAGCTTGGCGATGTTTGTTAAAATTTTAACACACTTTAGTGTAGTAAAGTGTTAAAGCGATTGGGGATGCTTGTTAAAGTTTTAACACACTTTAGCGTAGTAAAATGTTAAAGTGCTAAAGCTTGGCGATGCTTGTTAAAATTTTAACACTCTTTAATACTTTAAAGTGTTAAAGCACTAAAGCGGTTGGGGATGTTTGTTAAAGTTTTAACACACTTTAATACTTTAAAGCACTAAAGTTTTTAATGAACGGGGGGGGGCAACTATGTGAATATTTGTCACATCTTTTCTCTGTTTTGCACAAAAATTAATAGTTTTTTTGTGTAAAAATGTTAAACTTTAAGCGGGAGCTTTATGTAAATATTTGTCACATCTTTTCTCTGTTTTGCACAAAAGGTTCATTACTTTTTTGTGCAACTTGCTACTTTTTAAAAAGTTTTTAATTATTTTTAAAAAATACTTGACAAACGAGTAAATGTATGGTATCATGTATACAGAAAATAAAGAAAGGTGGTCATTACAATGACAATCACACAGGGCAATATTAATACAACAGTAAAGTTAACAGAGTTAGAGCGTAGAGCTAAGATTATCACAAACTTGACAAAAGAAGAAATTTTACTTAAATTTAGATATAGACCTATCAATCCAATAGAAGAAACAAAATATACTTTCATTTATGAAGTTCATCAAAATCTAACTCTTGAATGTGAAGTGCAAAAGGTTGATTGTGTAGTAGCCGATGGGCAGGTATACTGCAAGAATACAGCTTACAACCGCAAGAGGTACACTTATTAAGAGGAGGGGTTAATGATGAAAAGATATAAAATAATTGTTTTGGTAGGGTTTTTAATCACTTTAGCTGGTGCAATAATGTTCTTTATTGGTGCTGACTATGGTAGCTATCAGGCTAAAGAACACACAATACACACACTAGAAGTACACGAGGATAGTCAATACTATTATGTTGACATTGATGGGGAAAGATATTCTTACTTTAAATAATAAGTTAACGGCTTTAATGTTATTATTAAAGCCGTTAACTTATGTGAACGATCGCCACAGTTCGAACTATTATACCACACAAGACCACAAAAAGTCAATAGGCAAATTGCACAAAGATTTAATAGTTATTTATCCTAAAATTTGTGCAATTTGCTATTAAAAAACTTTTAATTATTTTAAAAAAATGCTTGACAAACGGGTGAAAAGATGCTATAATGTATACAGAAAAGAAAGGAAAGGCGGTCAATACGATGAGAAGAACACGTGAAGAAATGCTTACAGAGGTTATACAAATGTTCGGCTTTGAACATCCGCATACTTTAGATTTTGGTCGCAAGTGCGAAGAATGGGAAAATACAAACTTTAATGACGATAGACTTGAAGGTATAATCGCTAAGTATTATACAGAGCTTTGGGTAGAGGATTAAATTAATGTATAAATTAGATATTGTGTTAAACGGCAATTTCAATACATTACAATTCAATACTTTTGACGAAGTAGAAGAATACATTGATAAATATTGGAATAATAATGCTGACTATTGGGTAAGTTGTAATAATAATCCAGCTGTGGAATATAGAGATTTATTTAGGGGTTGATAATTCAACCCTTTATTTTTATGTGCCGTTAATAATGTGAAGGGGTGTCACGCCCCGAAATATTATACCACGCAGGACCACCAAAAGTCAATAGACAAAATGCACAAAGATTTACTTAAATTTAGTTCCTAATTTGTACAATTTAACGAATAAAATTTTTAAAAAAACTATTGACATTTTTAACCGTTTATGTTATAATATAGACAGAAAAAAGAAAGAGAGGTAAAACTTATGAAGAAGATAGTAGATATTTGGATGACATTTGATCTTGAACATAATCTTGTAGAGTGCGATGGCATACCTTGCGAGAATGATAAAAACAGAGTAGTTAAAACTTATTACCTTGACGACTTCAAAGACTACAAAGAAATACTTGAAAGATTTATTGATGAATTTGAATTTAATGGGTATAAGGTAGTTACACACTATGTGTAACTACCATACACAACAACAACACACAATGAAAAAAAGAGAGAGGTAACAAAAATGATTAATATTCGTTCTATTTTAAAATTAAAAAATAATGATGGTTTAACACTTAAAAACGGTAATAAAATTAATTACAAAACGGGTTGGCAGGTTGCTACCGAGGGCATAGAAACGACTAGCCCAAGAGAGGCAATAAATGCGGTTAAGGCTTTCGGCGGTAATTGCGGTGTATGGTTTGCTAATGGTATCTACTATGTAGATAAGAGCAAAAGAGTAAACACAAAAAAGGAAGCTTTACAGATTGGGAAAGCTTGTAATCAAATTTCAATTTTAGGATGGAAAAATATGCGGTTAGCTTATTGCTAACCCTTATTTTTTTCGTCAAAAATGTGAACGATCGCCACAGTCCGAAATATTATACCACACGAGCCACCAAAAGTCAATTCGCAAAATGCACAAACATTCTGTAAAATTTAACTCCCGATTTGTGCACTTTTACCTATTGACAAACGGGCTTTTACGTGTTATAATTATTACAGAAAAAAGAAAAGAGGTAAAAGTTATGTGGGGCTTATTTGTATTAATAGCTTTTGTATTTGGGGTTGTTGCCCTTTGGTATTGGTTAATAAATTAAAAAATTTTCAAAAAACACTTGACAAACGGCACAAAGTGTGTTATAATTATTACAGAAATTAAGGAAAGAGGTAAAAAAAATGAAAAACTTTAAAATTGATAACACGATTATTAATCTTGAAACAGTAACTTTTGTATCAATAGTAGACCAAGAAATGTATGAGGGTTTTGGATACGCTATCGAATTCAATTTTATTGGTGGAACAAAAGAAAGATTTTGCTACACAATGAAAAAAGAAGAAATTGAACAAAAGTTTAATGAAATTTTTTTGACAATGAATGATATTCTTTAATAAGGTGATAAAAAATCACCTTATTTTTTTTTTATTTTTTTTAAAAAAGTATTGACAAACGGGAAAATGTATGATATAATAAATACAGAAATTAAGGAAAGATTTCAAAAATAAAAATTTTTTAAAGAGAGGTACTTAAAAATGAAAACTATTTACATTACAAGAATGTCACAGGATTGGAATGGTGATTACATTGGAGCTTTTGAGAGCTTACAGGGCGTAGTCAATGAATTATTTGCAAGAGCTAAAGAAGAAGATTATTTCCCACTTACTGAAAAAAAGGAAATAATTGAAATAATGAAAAATCGTTGTGAAAATGGTTATGTTGAATTATTATGTATTGAAGATGATTCTGAATTAGAGCGTTTTCAAGAGTTAACAGAGTTTTCTATTCAGGCAATTGCTTTAGAAAAATAAGGCAATTGCCTTATTTTTTTTAATTTTTTTTCAAAAAAGTATTGACAAACGGGAAAATGTATGATATAATGTATACAGAAAGTTAAGAAAAGACTTTCAAAAATAAAAAATTTTTTAAAGAGAGGTATTTACAATGAAAATTTTAATCAATGCTTGTTATGGCGGATTTAATCTTAAAAAGGAAATTTTAGATAAATTTGGTTTTAAATCGTATGATTGCGATGAACTTAAAATTCGTACAAACCCCGAATTAATCGCTTTATATGAGGCGGGAGTAGAATTATCGGATAAAAGCTATACAGAAATAGTTGCAATAACAATTCCTGATGAAGCGACAGATTTTAAAATTGATGAATATGATGGATTTGAAACAGTTATATATGTATTAAACGGAAAAATACATTATGCTGAATATGAGTGTGAGGATGAGGAATGGGAAGATGAAGATTAATAAAATTAAGGCTCTCAAATTGAGAGCCTTAATTCTTGTGAACGATCGCCACACTCCGAAATATTATACCATACTTGCAACCAAAAGTCAAGAGAAAAATTGCACAAACTTTTAATAAATTTAATATCCTAAATTTGTGCAATTTAACAAACAAAAAATCTTAAAAAACTATTGACTTTTAGTGTTTTGTATGATATAATTAATACAGAAAGTGAAAGAGAAATAAAAAATACACTTTCTGATTTAAAAATGATAATAACGAATATTTGTCATAGTACCTCCTTTTGATGAAAATGCTTGTGTGAAAGTAAATTGCAGAAGTAGTTGAAACACTACACAAGCATTTTCATATGAAAAAATATTTGACAATTTTTTATTTATATGATATAATATATATAGAAAATAAATAAGGAGGTACACTCTAATGCTAATGTTTATTAATATATGTATTCTTATAGCGGGCATTTGTATGCTTGGTATTATCGCAACTTTTATTATATGCTTGTGTTATGATAAATGGTTTAAAATGGACTGGGCTTGTAGATTAGTTTGGGCTTGTATGATTATTTTCTTTTTAGCTTGCGGTTTGGCTATGATGGGTGGAGCAATTTTTACAGTTATGTCAATACTATCAATTTAAATAAAGAGAGGTAAAAATTATGTTTAAAGTATTGTTTACACTGGGAATTATTTTTATAGTTTGCTTTATTATTGTTTGTTTGTTTGCGGTTTGCGTTGGCACAATAGCCTATTGGCTAGGGCTAGAAACAAAATGGTCGAAGGCAGTTTATAAAGCTTTTAAAAAAATTTAGGGTGATTATTTATCACCTTAAATTTTTAAAAAAACGCTTGACTTTTGTTTAAATATCTGCTATAATAAATATAGAAATTAAGGAAAGAGAGGAAAACAAAATGAAGTATGTAATTACAGGTTATAAGTTTGATAAAGAGTTTACTGATGAGAGAGAAGCAAAAACTTACTTTGATAAGATAAAGAAAAATTTCACCTATTGCGAACTCACAAAAGTTGATGAGAATGCAACTCGCCATTATGGTACAAGCATTGAAATTTTTACAAAATAAATATAATAAAGAGAGGAAAATAAAAAAAAATGAAAAAATCAGATTTAGAAAATAGAATGGTAGTCGAATGTCGAAATGGTAACAAATATATGGTAGTGGACGATATGCTTTTATCAACAGATGGCTATAATTATTTATCAAGCTACACCTCAGACTTATTTATAAAAACAACTCTCACTACCGAATTTCTTTCAGAATATGACATTATGAAAGTATATAAACAGATTGATGTTTTTGATTTTGATATTGCAAATAATATTATTTGGGAACGCACCGAAGTTAAAGAAGTAACTATGGCTGACGTAGAGAAAAAATTTGGTTGTAAAATAAAAATTGTAAAGGAATAATACTTTTATTCCAAAATTTAAAAAATAAAAATGAGATTGATAATTTATTAATCTCATTTTTGTTTTTTTTGTGAACGATCGCCACACTCCGAATTATTATACCACATAAGCCACCAAAAGTCAATAGATAAATTGTACAAAGATTTAAAAAAATTTTTATCCCGATTTGTGCAATTTGACAAATCAAAAATTTTAAAAAATACTTGACATTTACCCGAGCGTATGATATAATGTATACAGAAAGTTAAGGAAAGACTTCAAAAATAAAAAATTTTTAAAGAGAGGTAAATTAAAATGATGAATAAATTTTTAGGTTTAGGTTGGAATGAAGCAATTGAAGAAATTAAAAAACAAGGTCGTATATATGAAATAGACCAAGAACCCACTACAGAATTATGTGGTTGCATTAAAGTGTCAACCAAATATGAGGGTGCATATTTAATATTTGATGAAAACGCTAAAGTCGAGTGTTATGAATTTATAGGTTATCATTATGATTAATTTTTCAAAAAATGCTTGACAAATAATTCAATCCGTGTTATAATAAAGACAATAAAAGAGGAGGTAAACAAAATGACAAAACTTGAAATGATTTTAACTATGCGAAAGCTTTATGGAGATAAAAGCGAGGAAACAAAACAATTTGAAAAATTAACATTAAATCCCGATGTAAAAAATCGTCACCTTGAAACAATTGTAAAAATTCACAAAGAAAATTTTAAAAAGGGACTTGACAAATAAGCCCTTTTATGATATAATTATTATAGAAATTAAGAAAAGAGGTAATTAAAATGACCGTAAAAGAAATTATCGAAAAGCTTTCAAAATACGATTCAAACGCAGAGGTTATTGTTTGCGGCGGCGAATATTGGTCTGCTTTAAGAGTGTTTGATAAACAGGGGTTACATCAGGTTTACATGCGTGATGAATGTGATGATGATGAAATTTAATAAAAAACTTTTAAAAAACACTTGACAAACAACACTTAATGTGCTATAATAAATATAGTAAAAAGGAGAAGAAAGACACTCAGTAGCTAAGCTCTTGCGGTAATGCCCTTGAGATGTGTATGAAAAGTCACTCGGAGTAACTCTTATTTATAACTGCCTTGGGGTAAATCAGAAATGGTTTACCCCTTTCTTTTTGCTATATGCCGAAAAGGTGCTAGCTTTTGAGCGGCGCGCCCACGGCCATTGCGCGCCGAATTTTAGATTTGTGCATGTTGCACAAAAAAGTGAATAAAATTCACTTAAATTTCTCCGTTTTGCACAATCCCGAAATTACTTTAGCATGCTAAAGCGTTAAAGTGTTAAAATTTTAACGCACTTCAGTATAGTAAAGCATTAAAGCGGATTGTTAAAATTTTAACACACTTTAACGCGTTAAAGCATTAAAGTAACTTTGTCCGCTCGATGTGAATATTTGTCACAAATTTTCAGCACTTTGCACAAAAATAAAATAAATTTTTGTTGTTTTGTAAATATTGCACAAAAATCTATTTTATTTTTGTGTATTTTAACGAAGGTATTAGCATTTTACACAAAAAAGTTACCTCATCTTTGTGCGATTTGCCTATTGCAATACTCGTTCACTTGTGATATAATAGTATCAACGAATTGACGAGGAGGTAACTAAAATGTTACAGTATAAAATTAAAAAATCTATCCCACAGACCGATAAAAAATTGAACCGTGGTGTTGTCGCTGAATTATCATATTGTAATTATTATGGCATATGTCGCACTAAGCACGACAATAAGAGATATAATGAGGATAGCGACCTCAACCTCGGCGATAAGCATATATCCATTAAAGCCTCGGGCTTTTCTCTAATGAGTGGCAATCTGTGCGAGGGCAGAGAAGATTTTGACGGTATTTGGGCACTATATGAATCGCGTGTCCATTCAAATCGATTCGTATATATCACAGCTGATTTCACAGTATATGAAATGGATTTAAACGAATTTAAGAAATTTATATATACTTTTGGATATTTGAGCCGTGAAAGCTCACATAATGGCGGAAAAAGAAAAATTCAAGCCCGCAAGGAAAGTAAAAAAATGCTAAATTGGCTTGCAACTCAGGTTGCATAGCCACTTTAGTCCGCTAAAGTGGACTGGTCGTTGGCGAGGGTGTATATGCGGGAAACTTTTTGGCACTTACAGATTTTTTAAAATGAAATTATATGTAAAATTTTTTCAAACATTTTCCGAAAAAAGCTTGACAAACCGCCACACCTATGATATAATATATACAGAAAATGAACGAAAGAGAGGTAATTAAAATGAAAAAAAATATCTTTAATCTTTGGGAAGTAGCAAATTATTTATGCTTAATCCTTTGTATCTTAGGACAAATGACTGCTGGCTATACCTATATGCTTGCACAGGGAGCATATTTAATCGCCAATAGCATAGCAGTAATAAGAGATATAAAAATTAAAATGCCTGTTAGTAATTTAGTAAAAGATGCTTGTTTCTTAGCAATTACTATTGGATTGATTGTAATTCGTTTAGTCGTAGGAGAGTGGTGAGAAATCGCCACCCTCGCACGGCAAAAATAAAAAAGGTTACAATATTGTAATAACTATTGATTTTTATATTATTATATGATATAATATATATAGAAAAGGAAAGAGAGGCAATTAAAATGAAAAAAATTATTAATTTAGATTGTGATGGTACTTGGATTGATTTATACGGAGTTGAAAATTGGTTAGATGATTTAATCGCCGAAAAAGTTCGCCCTTATCTTGAAGCTAAACCTTTAGTTAGATTATCCACTTTGGCAAGAGTGTTAAATACACTACAAAAAAATAATTGGGAAATTAATATTATTTCTTGGACTTCTAAAAATTCAAGCATAGAATATCATAATGCAGTAAAGCAAGCTAAATTAACTTGGCTTAAAAAGCATATACCCTCTGTTAAATGGGATAATATCTTTATTGTTAAATATGGTACACCAAAATCAAGTATTTCAAATGGAATTTTATTTGATGATGAATTAAACAATCGTAAAGACTGGGGCGAAAATGCTTTTAGCGAAAAAAATTTAATCAAAAATTTATATAGTTTATTACATTATGAAATGGTCAATTGTGAATAATTGACCATTTTTAACTTTTAAAATAAAATGACATAAACAGAACGAAAGGAGTTAAAAAATGAATAAATAGTATTTTATTTATTTAACAATTAATCAAATTAATAAGAAAAAATATGTTGGTAAACACTATGGTTTTACAAATGATTCTTATTTAGGAAGTGGAGTTTTATTACAAAAAGCTATTAAAAAATTTGGTAAAGAAAATTTTTCAAGAAAAATACTTGAAATTTGTAAATCAGAAAAAGAAATGAATACCAAAGAAAAAGAATGGATTAAAAAATTAAATGCTGTAAATAATAATGAATATTACAATATTTCTGAAGGCGATGAAATTGGTTCGGGTTGGAAATATGCTCATCAATGGAATAAAGCACATCCAGAATAGGCAAAAAAACGACAATAGGAAGCTATCGCCAGATTACGAAAATGGGAAAAAACTCATCCAGAAGAAAGAGAAAAAAATACACAAAAATTAATTCAAGGTAGTAAAGAATGGCGAAAAAACAATCCAGAACAAGTAAAAAAAATAATGAAAAAAGTTAATTTAGCCAAAGAAGAATGGCAAAAAGCCCATCCAGAAGAACATCAAAAACAAGTTAATGAATGGCGTCAAGCTGGTTCAATTGCTAATAGTCAAAAAATTTTATGTATAACAACTGGAAAAATTTTTAATTCTTAGAGTGAAGCAGCTCGTTTTTATGGAATTATTCAAGGAAATATTTCTAAAGCTTTAAAAGGCGAAAGAAAAAGCGCAGGAAAACATCCAACAACAAAAGAAAAATTATTTTGGAAATTAATTTAAATAAAATGACTTTTTGTCACTTTTGGCCCGGGCGCCGCTTTAGCAGGCTAAAGCGCTAAAGTGAAAAAAAATTAAAAAAATTTTTCAAAAAAGCATTGACAAACTCCGAAAAAGGTGCTATAATATAATTGTTCCAAGGGGAACAGAGAGCGACGACCATAAGGCGCTGAAACACTTTAGTGAAAACGAAACCCTTTGAGCAGCCTCCTCTTGGAACAGCCTTCTTTCTAAAAAACTTAAAAAAAGTTTAAAAAAGGGGTTGACAAATCCACAAACCTGTGGTATAATAAATATAGTCAAGGGGAGATACCTCTGAGCCACTTCTTTGGTGTGGGGCGGCGGTTGGAAGTCGCAATAGACCTTAGTGCTAATAAAATTAAGATAGATTAGTCTTATAGGAACGCACGAGGATGAAAAAAATTTTCTAGGGATTTTTTTCAGAAACCCCTTGACAAATCCACAAACCTGTGGTATAATAAATATACAAAAGAACGCAAGGGAGAAGGATTGAAGTGACGTCCTCAATCTGAAGAATTCCTACTAATTTATTGGAAATGAGGTATAGTTTATGATTACTATTAGAGCTTCTCCTAATTGATTAATTGGTAAAGTGGTAATTAGATTTTGATAAGAGGTATAACAAATATGTGTAAAAGAATAGTAATGAACAAAGGTTCGCCGAAAAAAATAAAAAAATTTTAATAAAAGTCTTGACAAACACTACAAAGTATGGTATAATAAATATGTAATCAAGAGAGATTACAAAATAAAAAATTTTTTAAAGGAGTTGTTTTTATGAAAAAGACTAAGAAAGATTTATTCGCAGAAATCCTTGAGGTAGTAACCACAGAGGAGCACAAAGAGTTTATCGCTAAACAGATTGAAGCTCTTGAAAAGAGAACTGGTGCAAATCGCAAGCCCACTCAAGTACAGCTCGCAAATGAGGGTATCAAACAGGATATTCTTGACGGAATGGTAGAGGGCAAACGCTATACCATTACTGATATGATTAAAACTATTCCTGCAATTGCGGAATATTCTAATCAGAAAATCTCTGCTCTTGTAGCACAGCTCGTAAAAGCTGGCACAATCAAGAGAGAGGAAGATGGTCGTAAGACTTACTTCTCACTTGTGTAAATAATTCACCAAGGGGAGAGAAATCTCCCCTTGACTTTTCCAAAAATTTATGTTATAATTTAATAAAGTAAAAAAATGGAAAAGGGGAATTGCCAATGGATGAAAAACAAATTCAAAATCTTATGCACACTCTACAAATTAGTCGCCAAGAGGCTATTGAAATAATTGCCGATGATGAAAAAATTGATAATGGTGAAAAATTATTTGAGTTAACCGCCGAACAGGAGAAAAATGCTCGTAAGGCTCGACAGGTCGCTAGAGGCGTAAGCGATAAACCCATTAAAAGAGAACGCAAACCAGATAACACCAAAAGAGAACTGATTGAGATTTTAAAAACTGCGGTTTCGGCGGTTGATGATAACCTAGAAGTGACTAATATCGAAAGAGAAATTATTTTCCATTATCAAAATCGAAAATTTAAAATCGTACTATCCGCCCCTCGCTCTTAAAGGGGCGGATTTAACTTTACTCCACTAAAGTGCGCTCGGGCAATGTAAATATTTGTCACTTGACTTTTTAGAACTTTTATGGTATAATAATTATAGTAAGAAAGAAAGAAGTGATTTTAATGAAAAATTATTACTACATTGGAATTACAGGTTGTTGTACTGTACAAGCTAATAGTAAAAAAGAAGCTCTTGATAAAGCTCGTAATGGTAATTTATTTTTAACTCATAATCTTCCTAAAGATTGGGCAGATATTGAGTTTGACCTTGACGAAGAAAATATCCAAAAGGAATGATATTTATGGATGAATTAAAAAAAGAAACTGTTAAAGATTATACCGCTTGGGATTTAAATTGTCCTCGCGTTGTTAAAGTAAAAAATCGGCAAAAGCTTGAAAAAATTTTCAAGCGTAAAGCAAGAAGAAAAATGAAAAGAGAGGTAAAAAATTATGTTGAATAATGAATACTTTTGTCCTGTTGGGGATTGGAGTTGTCCTTATTATAATCAAGGACAATGTGAACTTGATAACCCTCAACTTGAATGCGACGATTACGCTATTATTAGCGTAGAGGAAGAAGAAGAAATGGAGGAATTATTTTGACAGTTATAAGAATTGAAGGCGATTTTCTTGGTCTTGTAAAAAAAGAATCTGACATTATTCCTTTTTTAGTAAATAATAAATACATACAAGGAAAAACTCTTTTAGGTCTTTATGATGAAGAAAAAGATGAATATTATGAAAAATCCCTTATTGAACTTTTTGGCTCTGACTGGGAAAATGCTTTATCAAATAAAACTTTTTCTGAGTTAAAAGAAATTTTTGAAGATTATTTTGACCTTAGTATTGAAACAGTATGGACTTATTAAAAGCGCCCTCGTGGCGCTTTTTCACATTCGCCCGGGCGCAAAAGGTTACAATGTTGTAATAACTCTTGACAACCCTTGACTAATGTGTTATAATAATTACAGTAAAAGAAAGAGAGGTAATTACAATGACTTTACTTAACAAATGTGGAATTGACAATACAGAAATGTATTATCTTATGAACCACTTAATAATTGAAAAAATCCCCTTTCAAATTGAAGCTGATTACTGTGGCTATCCACAAGTTTTCTACCCCCAAAGAGGTAATTGCAAATGCTCAGTAATTTGTAATGATGTTTCTTATGGTGGAAAGCAAGGACTCCTTGAAATTATGGGATTGCTTACCAAAGAAGAGGAAGAATGCGACAGTGTAGTAGGCTATTTGCACGCCGAAAATGTTCTTGAAAGAATAAAAAAGGATTACACAGGAGGTAAATAAAAATGAAAATGTGCCCGATTAACGACCTTGAGTGTCCTTATATTGATAAACTTTGTCGTTGTACACTCGAAGCTCCTGAAGCTGAGTGTGATGAATATCAATATTATAATAATATTGATATTGAAAAAGAAGATAACTGCGACTATGAAATAGGGTATGATCCTTATCTTGGTTGCTTTTCTAATGATTGTTAAAGGCTCACTAAATGTGAGCCTTTTTCACATTCACCCGGGCGAAAAAAGGTTACAATATTGTAATAACTATTGACTTCTCCCTTAGCTTGTGTTATAATATAGTTACAACAAAACAAAGAGAGGTAAACAAAAATGAATATTTATTGTACACTTGACACAGAAACTTTTGGTGGAGCGTCAAAACCAAAAGGCATTTATCATTTAGGCGGTATTATTCATAATCGAAAAGGTGAGATTTTAGCAACTTTTAATTATCTTATCTTAGAACATTATGACCAAATAGCTAAAGATAGCTACGCAAAAAAGAATTTTAATCTTTATTTAGATTACGTTAACAATGGAGTATGCACCGCAATTCCAACAGAGCAAGAGGCGATTAATCAAGTAAAGGCTCTTTATGAATATTTTAATGTAAAGTATTCAATGGCTTTTAACACTGGATTTGATTTTTGCAAAACAATGTGTTGTCAGTTGCTTGAAATTAGCGAATTTATTGATATTCAATTAATGGCTGTTTTAGCTATTGGACATTTAAAAAAATATCAAAACTTCTGCGAAGAATCCAAAAGATACAAGAAATGTTACTCAACAACCGCCGAAAGTTTTTATGCTTTCATTAGTGGCGATTCTGAATACAAGGAAGAACACACCGCTTTTGAAGATAGTAAAATTGAAATGCAGATTTTTTTAGAGTGTTTGCGGAAACACCAAAAAATTGTAAAAAATTGTCATACTTGGGATTATGATAAAAAACAGATTTTTTTATGGCGAAATGCTTAAAGTGTTTCGCCACTTTACTTCGTTAAAGTGTCGCTCGGGTTGACTTTTAAAAAAATTTTTGTTATACTATTATTAGAAAAAGAGAAAAAGGAGGCTTTTTAATTGCTTTTAGAAGTATTTAAAGCAATTGTTCTGATTAGAGAATTTTGCACTCAACATCAAGAGAGCTGTAAAGATTGTCCATTAAGAACAATTTGCGAGAAAATGCCTTGCGATTGGTAAGGACGACCCCGAGGTCGGGTCGAAATTTTCACAATCTCGCCTATTAGCAACTAAAAAGCAAAATTCAAAGCTCTAATTGCGTGGATAAAAATTCCCGAAATTAGGGCTTTTATTTTTTCCCGGGCGTTTCAGCACTTTGCACAAAAAATAAAGATAGATTTGTATAATTTGACTATTGACATTATGTGCAGTTAATGCTATAATAGTATTGTAATAAGGAGGTAAAAATTATGTTTGCTTATGTTGCTAAAAAACCTGAGTTTAAAAATGCCGAATGTATGTACGAACAAACAATTATGGCTCGCAAAGGTTTTCAAGATGATATTATTGAATGTTTACAAAAAGAAATAAACGCTCAAGCCGACAAAGGAATCGAATACGTAAAAATTTGTTTTGGTAAAGTATTAAATTATGATAGCGGTTGCTATTATCTCGAACATTATCGCGAGGAATTTATAGAAATGTTAAGTCGAATTTTTAATTACTTCACACAAAAGAAATATAAAATTGACGTAACAAACAAAAATGATATTCTTGGCAATAAGCCTTTTGATTCTTTACGTCAATATAATACACTTTGTTTTATTATCTCTTGGCACAAAGAAAAATAAAAAAATTTAAAAAAACACTTGACATTTTAATTGTAATGTGCTATAATAATTATAGTAAATGAGAGAGAGGTAATTAAAAATGAATAAGTCAGATTATTTTAAGACAGAGATTGATAAAATTGTAGATTATAATTTAAAAGATTTCTGTCGCTTTATGTTTAATGAAGAAGTACCTAATTATTTCTTTAAAATAGGTGCTTCGGCAAGTGGTAAATTTCACCCTAAATTCTCACAGGGTGAGGGTGGTTTAATTCGTCATACCAAAGCTGTGGTGTGGTTTGCAGAAGAATTAATTAAAAGTTCTTATTATTATCTTGATGATACCTACAAAGATTACATTCTTGTTGCTTGTTTGCTTCATGATATCGCCAAATATGGTGTGAAAGATGAAATGGATAAAGGTCAGTATTCTTCACATCCAGAAAATGCAAGTGAAATGATTGCCAATGCTTGGGAAGTATTTTTTTCAGAGCCAGCCCCCTTTGTACTCTTAAATGCAGTTGCAAGCCACATGGGTAAATGGGGTAAAACAAAGGCTTTAACGCAGATTGACAGGTGTGTTCATCTCGCTGATTATGTGGCAAGTCGAAATTTTATCGACATTCCTGAGATTACAGAAGAATACAATTCAATTGCAAAAAATGAAATAACAGATTAATAAAGGCGGGGAGAAATCCCCGCCTCTCTTTCTTTGCTTTAGTCCACTAAAGCGTCGCTCGGGCGAAAAGTTACAATTTTGTAACAATTTATTTCTTGACATTTTATTCATTATGTGTTATAATAACTATAGTAAAGAGAGGTGAAAAGAAATGATTATTAAATACTTTGCAAATGACGGAACAGAGTTTGATGATAAGCTTGAATGCGTCAACTATGAAAAAGGACAGCTTTTAAGAAATGAAAAAATTTCTAAAGGTCTGTACATGTGGGATAAGCATGGGGAAATCCTTACAGTAAATGAATTTGAAAGAGCTTGGTATGTTTTTATTAAAGATAGAGAAACCATTGAAGCTTTTGAGGGTATCATTTTCGGTGGTGTATTTCCATGCGAGGTAGGAGCTTGGTATTACAACCCATGCAATGATGAATTTGAAAATCTTGAAGAAAAGATCAACAACATGAAATTAGAGCTACAAACAGCAGAAGATTTTATTTTTAAAGCTATTGTAGCTACAAAAGCTTCTTTTTAACCGCTTTAGTTCGCTAAAGCGGTTTTTTGCTTTTCAGCGGCGCGCGCACGATCCTTGCGCGCCGAATTTTCATTATACCACACGCCAAGCAAAAAGTCAATAGGCAAACTGCACAAATTTTAATTTAAAATTTTTCCCAAAATTTGTGCATTTTGCCAATAGACAAATTTAAAATAATAGTGTATAATATGTATGTAAGGTTGAGAGAGATAAGCAAGGGTGCTCAAAGTAAATGAAATAAAAAAAATTAAAAAAAGTTTGAAAAAACCCTTGACAAACTCTTAAACTTATGATATAATATATATGTAATCAAGAGAGATTACAAAAGCCAAAAAATTTTTAGAAAAGGATAGGTGTTAATTATGGCTAATAAGAAAACTAAAAGAGAGGTATTCGCAGAGATTCTTGAGGTTGTTACTTCAGAGGAGCATAAGGCTTTTATTGAAAAGCAGATTGCACAGCTTGAAAAGAGAACTGGTGCAAATCGTAAACCTACTCAGGTTCAGCTTGCCAATGAGGGCATTAAAGCTGACATTGTAAAGGGAATGGTAGAGGGCGAACGCTACACTATCACAGACCTTATCAAGAATATTCCTGCTATCGCGGAGTATTCCAATCAGAAAATCTCTGCTCTTGCGGCACAGCTTGTAAAAGCTGGCACAATCAAGAGAGAGGAAGATGGTCGTAAGACTTACTTTAGTCTTGTCTAATTCCTAGGGGTGAGAATTTCTCACCCCACCTCTTTTATCCACAGCACTTTAACGCTTTAAAGCACTAAAGCGACGCTCGGGCAAATGTGAATATTTATCACTTGACAAATATTCCTAATTATGCTATAATAATTATAGTAAATGAAAGGGAGGTAAATAAAATGAGGATTCATTATGTTGCCAATGACAATACAGTATTTTATACTGAAAAAGAGTGTGCTGAATATGAAAAAAAACAAATCGAAAAAGAAAAAAAATTTTTTCAAAAAGTTATAGTTTTTGACTACAACCTTAATCCTATTAATACTTTTAGGGATTTATATTTTAAAAAATATGTTTATATCAAAGATTCGGAAGGACTGTTTCTTATTATACAAGAAGAACTTGAAGATGATTTTCCAACTGATATTGGAATGTGGGTATATAATACAGAGTGTTATCATTGGGATTTAGCCACAAATAAAATAGCAGAATGTACTGATATGATTGATAAGTATCAAAAACTTATAAATAATCTTAGCACTTTTATAAATAAAGCTACTGAAACTTAAAAATTTTGCTTGACATTTGGCTTGTTATGTGCTATAATAATTATAGTAAAGAGAGGTGATATTACTATGAAAGAAAAAATTAAACAGCTTATGAAATCTTTGGGTTGCACAGAAGAGGAGGCTATTCAGATTATCAAAGACGATGAGGACATTGACAAGGGAGTTGCAAAAGATTTTGACTTGACACCTGAACAGGAAAAAGCAAGCAAAAAATACAGGTCAACAAATCAGCGAAAGAAATCTGACAAGTCTACCAAAAGAGAACGAAAACCTAATGAGTACAAACGCTGGTTAATTAATCAGCTCGCTGAAACAATTGTTCATCTTGTGGGCGATGCTGAAATAAAAAATGTTGAGCGTGAAATCAGCTTTGAAAATGACAAAGGTGATACTTTTTCACTCACTCTTGTGCAACATCGAAAGAAAAAGTGAAAAAAATCGGCGGTTTCTTAGTGAAATCGCCGATTTTTTGTTGTTTTTGGTGAAAAATATTCACTTTTGCCCGGGGTTTTGGGCAATTTTAACAAAAATTTTTAAAAAAATCAAATTTTTTTATTAAAAACAGAGAAATTATGTGAATTTTTGTCGCGCCGCAAACTGGCGTCTAGGCGCGAATTTTTACAAAGTCAAGTCCTGTGAAAATTTGTCACCAAAATGTGAATATTTGTCACCCTACCATTTTTCCCAAAACTGTGATACCACAGCCCCCAGCACCGCAAACAACTCCTATATGCGCCAGGTCCCGTGCAACTTTGCATATGCCGCGACCCCGCTCAACTTTTTACATATCGCGTTCAATTTAACACAAAATCCCAATACACTAAACTCCGACGACGATCGCGATCTGTGTTAAACAGACCTGGCCTTCAGCATTCTATATATACTCGCTTACTAGCAACCAGTAGGCGAGAAAACCGCAAACTTTAACTTCTCACACGTTCCATAGCATATTAAAAAATCAGCAAAAATCGTCAATCTTTTAAATCTTACTATTGCGTCACGAATATTTTTACGTTTCAAAAAAATCGTGGCAAATTTAATTAAATTTTAAACGCAGAAATCTAGACTATATGTTTCCAGTGGGCGAGAAAACCGCAAGAATGAAAATTTTAAACTCTCATCTCACATGAAATTTAACATTATCAATTACTTTTTTCTATCTGTATGCCTACGCAAATACGTTTTGCAGATATTTTTACCTTTAAAAAAAATCGTGGCATTTTGATTTGAATTTTTAAATAATTATTTAGTTTTAATTATCCAATAGCAGAAGATAAAAAAACTTTTCCGCAAGGGCGACTATATGCCGCTAGTAAACGACAATTTATTAAAGACTAAACTCCCGATTCGTTTAACACAGACCGAGGGATCGGCCTATCCAATAGGCAATAAAAAAAGAAAGAAAAGAGGAAGAAAAAGAATTGCCGCGACCTCGGTTCGTACAACTTTAATCCAGACTCATAGTATCTAGTAGGCGACGAATCGGCATTTCTCTCTCTCTTTCTCTTTCTTTTCTCTATATATTCACTCTTCTCTTACTCCACTGCTCTTGGTCTGTTACATACATAACCAGAATCGTCAAACGGCCAAGATCGTTTTTTCACACTTCTCTTTCAAAAATTTTTTAATTCAGAATGCCAAAAATTTAAATGGATTTTAAACCATATATATCCAAACGGTAAATTTATATCTCACAAAATTTTTTTGGCATTCTCAATTAAATTTTTAAGTAACGATTTAAAAAAGTCTTTTTTTAATATTATAACATATTTTTATATATTTGTCAAGTGGCCTTCCAATAGGCAAAAGAAAAGAAAAAACTTTGCCGAATTGCCGCTTAATGGAAACTATAAAGCGAGAAACTGCAAAATTGCGGAAAATGAAAGAGAGAAAGAAATGTTTGTTAATTCAATTTGCTCGAAATTTAAATGAGTTTTAAATAGTAAAGAGCGAAATCGTAAAAATGTTAGTTGCTTTTGAAAAACAGAAAAAAATCTTAAATTTTTAAATAATAGATTGAACCGTAATGTTGTATTTACGGCAGAAAAAAACTGTACAGACCGCGATTTGAAAAATTTTTGTACTCGTGGACGCGAGCAGCAACTTTCAATAATTTTATTCAAACATCTTAAAATCCTATCTAAACACATCAATTTTTTCCATTTTTATTCAAACTCTTCCATTTCTCTTCCAATTCTTTTAAAAGCCCATAATCACTACCATTATAATCTTCTGAATTAACTTCTTTTAAACCCTTAATATCCTATAAATCTTTATTTACACCAAAACTCTCTAATTCAAAATCCATTTTTTTAAACGCCCTCTAACCTATACCCAAAATCCAAAATCGATTTTTCAAAATCTCACCCCGCCCCACCAAAATCCAATTCCAACCTTCCCCCATACCCCTACTTAGCGGCGATTTAGGCGCGAAGCGCCCTAAGACATATTTTGTCTTGAGCGAAGCGAAAAGACAAAATTTGTCGCCGTTTACATATTTTCGCGAAGCGGAAATTTGTAAAATTTGTAATAGTAATAGAAGTTTTTACAACTTTGGATAAAAATGCCGATTTTACAAATAAAGTACAAACTTTTTTGTAAATTTGCCTAAGCATTTTTACAAAAATCTTTGTAAAAAATTGAGGCATTTTTACAAGAATTTGTATTTTTCGCGAGGCATTTTTACAAAAAAAGTGCAAATGTTTTACAAAAATTTTTGTAAAATTGCCTAGATTTTTACAAACAATTTTACAAAAATTTAAATACTTTATCCAAAAAATTTTAAATAAAAATGCCCTAATGCTTTATCTATTTTTAATACAATTAATCGCTTTTACCCAAAAATTTTTTCAGCATTTTCATTTACATTTAACATTTTTACCCAATCAAATCCAAAATTCATTTTTTAAATCATTATATAAACTTGCCCAAAAATTTTTCGCCAAAAATTTAAAGACCCCATCAATTTTTTCGCAATTTCCAAGCATCTGAATGATAAACTGCAGTCTAAGAAATTCCTAATTCAGCCGCAATCTATTTAGCTGTAAAACCTTTTAACGCCATCTCTAGAATTGCATCTTCATCAACTTTTTTCTTCTTACCACCAAGTTTCGCTCCTTCAACCTTTTCGCCATATTTAGCCTAAGCCAAATCAATTTTTGGCTTTATCAAAGAGTTAAAAACAGCTTTCAAACTTTCAGAATCCACTTCTCTCTCTATACCATTACAACCATAATCTACAATCATTTTTAATAGCTCGACCCTATCTTTTTCATTGGCGAAACCATTAGCGCAATCAAGCCATTCAGGATAAAATATAAAGCTTCTTTTAATCACACTAATGACCTCCCTTCCATAATTTCGTCAAGGTCAGCCTAAAATTTATCATTAACAGCAAAAACCCAGCAGTTAAATTTGCCGTTCACCGGGTTTGGCATTACATGTTCGGGAACATGTCCTTTTTCGACCAGTTGCCGCATTATCTTTAAACTATAAATTATTTTTAATTTGCTCATTTGCTCGTACCTTATTATTTGTTATTTGCTAAAAACTCTTTAATTGCTCTACGAATTACCTATGACATTGTTAAATCATTATCATTCGCATACTCTATTAAAGCATCTTTTTCTTCCTATTGGATACGAACTGACATTTTTGTCATCACATTGCTATCTTCTTTCATAACAAATCTCCTTTCGTAATATTTCTACTATATATAAAAATACAAATAAATACTTTAAACTACATTGTCCGACGAACATACGTTCGATTTTTTGACAAATATAAAAAAATATTATATAATATATATAGAAATAATGATATAAGGAGAAAAAATATGATTGTTAAATTACCTTATCAAGATACTTACATTAATTTATCCAAAGTAGAACAAATTGAAAAAGGAATATATGGTTTATTATTTTATTTTAATGGTCGAATACAAAATTGTACTTATCCAGAAGACAAAGAAGATGAAAGACATTCTGATTTTGACTTCTTTGTTGATTTATGGAAGGATGCGATTCTCAAATGACTTGGTTTTTTACGATATGGACTGAAATGCTAATCGGCAATTTCAGTTTTGCAATTTTAGTATTTGCAATTCTTCAATTTATAACTATGGTTATGAATTATCAACCAAAACCTAAAATTTTAAATATAGATAAAACTTTAATCGATCCGCAAAAAGTAATAGATATTAAATTATTTATACCTGAAGGGGATCCTTTTAATAATGTTGCTTATACAGAATTAACAATTCAAGGAGAAGATAAACCAATTTTAGTTTGCGGAGAACAATCAATGCGGCGAGCGGTATTCCATTATAAAAGAATATACAAAAAAATATATAGGAGAAAACTGAGATAATGTTACTATGCCCATTTTGTGCCGATGACCTCGGTCAAAAGAAACCAAAACCGCCCCCCGGCAAACAATATATCTATATTTTAAATATATGCGGAAACACTCCAAAAACAAACAATTATGTTAAATTTAAATGTGATTATTGCCATCAACCTTGGTTTATAGAAATTCAAGATGAGGAGATAAAATAATGTTAATTCATACTTTTAATAAAGCTTGGTTTGATATAGAATTAAATAGGCTTTTAAAAGATAAAACTAGTAATTTATGTATAGCTTTAACTCAAAAAGAAGCTAAAGACATTTTGCCTATAATTGGAGAAAAAACATTAGGTAAACATATATTTCCAAGAATAAAGATTCGTTATGAAGATTTATACAAAAGTTATAGAGAAGATGAAACATATGATGCAGTTTTGTTTTCCAAAGGCGTAACAGATATTATATTTAAAAGCTGGATATTACAAAGAGCAAAAATTGACGCATAAAAAATTTTTTGATATAATTAAAGGAGTAAAAAATGGTAAAGATTGTTGATAATAAAATAAAAGAAAATACTTTTCAAATGGTGTTATTTGGCGAATATTTTCGGCATAAAAACAACTATTATATTTGTGCTGTAAATCAAGATCCTAATTATAAAAATGAAGCAGTGGGAGTTAATGTAAAAACTGGCGAAATTGCTCAATTTGCCGATAAAGAACCAATAGAGCTTTTAGCCAATGTAACCATTACTTTTGATGAATAGGAGATAAAATAATGCCGAAATACATAAATAATTATGAAGCACCAACAATTGCTTCAATAATTAAAACTCTTTTATTTGAAGGATATGAATTTAAAATAAAAGAAATTGCCGTAAATGATTTAAAAGATGGCGATTTATTTATACTTAATGGCTGTTATTGTATAAAAATTAAAAGAGTTGCTGTTGAACGCAAAATTCCACTTTTTGCAATTTTTAATTTACATAAACATCAAATTGATTATGTACAACTTGATGGAGATGGTTTAATACAAAAAATAGAAAAATGTTTTAAAATGTGAAAGGAGAAATAAAAATGAAAGATTATATTGCCGAAGCACTTAAAAATGGTGTATCACCAGAGGATTTAATTGAAGAGTTTGCTGAAAAAGTTGCCGATGCACAAATTAAGCAAACTGAAAACACAGAAAAAATAAAAGATACTAAGGAAGTTATTAATACTATTGGAAATTATATTGCAAAATATTATCCTGATGCTAATATTGCTGAAAAACTTGATAATTTAACAACTGAAGATGCCGAAGAAATTATTGAAATTTTTGATGGATATATTAATTTAATTGGCGTTTTAAGTGGCAACCCTGGAAAAATTAAATTTAGTTGGAATACAAATCCAATAGACAAAAAAGATAAATCTACTTCTAACGAATTAATTTCTAATCTTTACAAATCTTTTTTTGGTAAATAAAAAAAATAAAAGCTGGAGTTTAAACTCCAGCTTTTTCTATTTCATTACATACTTGTAAAGAATAAGTGTGTTCCGATGATATACGCCAATCTAATATATTTGGTTTTTCTTTATATTGGTCAAAATATAAATAAGAACCTGTACGAGTTTGAAAAACAGTTAAATAAACATTTTCCATTTGGCAATATTCATTAATAGCTTTTTCTAAATTGTCAACGTAAAAACGCAAACCTTTTGTTAAAGAATCTGTTAAAAATCCATTATCTACTGTTTTTAATGTTTTAACATATTTAATATAAGATTTAAATAATGGCGTTTTGACAAACTCAATGATTTTTTTAGCTATTAAATCTGCTATAGGTTCAATATCATTATATGTATCTTTTAAATAAGAATTTAATTCATAACTTGCCAATTTGAACTCTCCTTCCAATTCATTTCATTTAAAATATTAACCACTAAATCCATAAAATCAAATACATCTATAAAATAATGTATAGTATATTTTGCATCTTGTTTTATAGAATAATAATATGAACGTCCAGCAGGAACTATACAATCCATATCCTTATGAGCTTTTTTAAATAATTTTATTTTTTCTACAACTATTTCCTTTTTATCTTGATTTTTTATTGATTTTATTAAATAATCTTCTAATTGCGGAATTTTATCAATACAATCTAAGATGGTGTAAAAATCATATATATGTCTATCCCATCCGGGTTTTACTGAATTGGTAATATACAACGCATTTTAACTCCTTTCTTTTATATTTTCTATATATATTATATCAAATATATTTATAAAAATCAATTAAAATTTTCTATTTGATTTATATAATAAAATATATTATAATATATATAGAAAATATAAAAGAAAGGAAATTTTTTTATGCACTTTTATGCTTATACAGTTAAATGGTATTATGAAACAGAACTTACAACCAATAGTGGAATCGTAATTAGTAATGATTTTGATGAAGCTATACAAAATATTATGAAATCTTTTGACGATGTTGATTCAATCTCATTAGATTCTTTAAATTGGGATTTTAAAGATATACTTCCTTTACCTAATAATTTTATTGAAGAAGTAATTAAAGCTACAAACGAAGGGTGTTGATTAAATAATGAATACTTGCAGTATTTGCGGACAAATTAAATATACTCCCATGTTAATTTTACGAAATAATGGCAAAAAAGGGTTTTATAGTCTTTGCAGCAATTGTTTATCATTATATCGAAGATGCCCAACTTGTAAACATAATACAAATTGTTTATTTAAAACCGATCCTTCTCCATTACCAGAAACAATTGTTCAAACTATTAATACTCCACAAGGACAAGTACAAGCCAATGTAATTAATCCTGAAAGGATAAAAATTACTTGCAATAAATGTAAATGTGCCGATGAAGGACAACCTTGTAATCGCAACGAACAAACTTGTATTAACTACGAATTTACCGTAAAATCGTAAGAAACCGTAAAAATGCCGCAAAGGTAAAAATAAGTTTTTTAATTAAAGGAGGAAAAAAGTGAAGATTTTAACTGTTGGTGAACTTCGAGATATAATTGAAGACATACCCGACGACGCTGAAGTAATAGCCCTTAATAAACCCCTCGTAGTCACAAATGCTATTGGTAAATGTTACGGTTTTATTCCTACGACAGAAAATTATATGGAAGGCGTTTGGACATTAGAACTAAAAATGAAAGAGGTGTAATATTATGATTTGGATAATTTTATTCGGTATATTGGGAATATGTATAGCTACAATTTTATATTTTACTATTGCAATCACGAAACACCCTTTTATATTTATAATAATAGGAGAATTGTGTGTTTTTATTGGTATGATATTCGCTTATAATTATCCGATTGATATTAATAATTGCGTTAAAACCGCAAACACTTATTATTTAGATGATATTGCCGAAGATTATAATTTAGAAACTCAAACATACGTTTTTAAACAATACAATTCTCGACTTCAAAAATATGAATATAAGTTCTTACCAAAGAATATTAACTCTCCACATTACGGAACAATAAAATTGTATATAAATAAAACAAATAAAGTGCCGATTATAACAATTTATAATTATGAACAAAAAAATAAATTTTGGTCATTTAAATCAACTAATGAATTGACTTACAGTAAAATTTATATATCACCTAAAGATATCTATTGCGAAGAGAAGGAGTAATCCTTCTCTTTTTTGACTTTTTATATTTTTTATGTTATAATAAAATTAGAAATAAAATAAGGAGAATAGTATGAAAGTTTTAGTTATTATAGATGCACAAAATGATTTTATTAGCGGTAGTTTAATTAATAGCCAAGCTATGGTTAGAGTAAATAATATTGTTAAATTAATTAATGAATTTGATGGCGATGACATTATTTTAACTCAAGACACACATTATGATGAAAGTTATTTTTTAATGCCGAATTATTTAGATACCTTAGAAGGAGAAAAATTGCCGATTCCGCATTGTATTGCTAATACCGAAGGTTGGCAAATTAATAGAAAAATTGTCGCAGCCGTTGATGAGAAGCACAAGACCGGGTGCCGCATACACTTTATACAAAAATCTACTTTCGGTTCATATGATGAATTAATAGAAACTTTACAATTATTTGAAGATTATAGTGAAATAGAAAAAATTACTTTTTGCGGCTTTTGCACCGATATTTGTGTTATTTCCAATGTATTAATCACCAAAGCCGCATTTAGCGAAACTCCAATAGAAGTAATAGAAAATTGTTGTGCTGGTTCAACCCCCGAAAAACATGAGGCAGCATTACAAGTTATGGAAAGTTGTCATATTGATATCACTAAGGAGGATAAATAATGATTTTATATAATAGCACACCTTTTAAAATTAATTATAACATTGATAAAACTTTAAAGTTAAATGTAAATCCTTATATTGTAAGCTCAAAACATATTATTACTTGGTATTTTGAAAATAACGAAGAAATATTAGAATTATATTATTTAGTTAATCACGTTAAATCCAAAAGTCGAAATCCAATACATTTAATTATGCCGTATATCCCTGGTTCAATAGTTGATCAACCTTTCGATAATTCTGAAATTTATACGCTTAAATATTTTTGTGATTTTATCAACTCTCTTGGATTTGAAAAAATTCGTGTATTAGATCCACATTCGTATGTAAGTGTTGCTTTACTAAATAATGTTGAGATATATGATATAAAACCTTATATTGAGGCAGCTTGTGATAAAACACACTCTGAAAATTTGCGGATTTACTTTCCGACCGAGTCCGACGAACGCAAATATAGTCCATATGTTAATAAACCTATTTTAGGAAGAAATATTGGTAAAGATGTTGGAGATCACGATATTTTAATTATCACAGATTATGTGAATAGTTCAGATGAAAAACTTGATAATATTGTAGAAACTTTAATTAAAAATGATGCTAATAAAATTTATTTATATGCAACACATTATGATTTAAATGAAGTAGATATAGAAAGTAAAATAACAAAAATTTTTACATCTAATAGTTTTCCTAATAGAGTTTATGGAAAATTGGAAATTATAGAAGGGGTAATATAATGTTAATTATTGAAATGTATTTAAACAATTTTGATTTATTTTATGATGATATTACTGATATGATAGTTCTTGAGCAAACTGATTTTATTGATAATTCATCAGTATTAAAACATTATCAAGATAAATTTCCTCGTTTAAAAGAAAAACAAGAGGCATATGTAAAAGAATATGTAAATAGCCAACAAAATATTGGACTATTTGGAAGTGCTTTAGAGTTTAAATTAACAGATGCCGAAAGACACAAATGTGATTACGATTATATTAATACAATTTACAACACTTCTGTCGGAATTCGTTTTTTAAACAATGGATTAAATAAAGTTTGTAAATTTGCCGAAAATAATAATTTAGAATCTTTAATTATATTTATTAAAAAACGCCCAGAAATTATTAATGGAGCTGGTTTTGCTATGTTTGAAACACTAGCGGCAACTTATTCGGATTTAGATATAACAATTCGTTTATATTAAGCTATACTTATAAAGTATAGCTTTTTTATTTTAATTGATTTTTTAATAAAAATATATTATAATATATATAGAAAATATAAAGAAAGGAGAAACATATGGCGAAAGATTATTTTATACGCAATAACCCTGAGAAAACTTTCGTTGGAGGAAGTATTGTAGATAAAGATTGGCTTCTTGATGCTTTTGCCGATGAAGTTTGTTCTGGTGTTTATGAAAAGCTTCCTTATTATAATTGGAAACAATTGGTGAAATCTAAGTGTTCGCATTTTTATATTCGTATTAAGAACAGAGATATAGTTATTATGGAAGCTTTTGCTGCTGCCAATGGAACACATCAATACTTTTCTCTTGGTTCTTGTTTATATTGTCATGAAGATTGTAAATTTCAAGAAAATTTTGAAAAATTCATTTTAGATTATTGGAGAGATTATGAACCAGAATGGGTAAAAGGAAAAACTATGCACGAACTAATGTCAAAAAAACCATTAAATAATATAGAGGAGAATAAAAATATGAGAAGTGATAAAATATTTAATTTTGATTTCGGTCCAGTTTCTGATAACCAGTTTCGTTTAAGTCCTTATGGTCTTGCGGTAAACACAAAAGATAATGGCTGGATATCTTACAATAAACAGACAGAAGAAATTTTTAATGTTGAAATAATTAATTTTGATGCTTCAAAATTAATTTATAGATTACCTGTTGCATTAAGTGAAATTGCGGTTGGTGATATTCTTATACATGCGAGTAAGCCAGTATTTGTTAAGTCTATTAATAAAGAAGCAAAAACTGTTTCTGTTATTAATTATGCAGATGCAACTGTTGTTGATATTGTTCCTATAAAAAGTCCTTTTGGTTTTAATTTCTTTACAAAAGTTCAGGCTCTTATTGATTTTAATAATGAAAATGCCGATGCAGATAACCCTTTCGGCAGTTTACTTCCTTTCTTAATGCTTGGCGATGATAAAGAGTTTAATCCTATGTTGTTTTTATTTATGAATAAAGATAATAATTTTTCTAAAAACCCATTAATGTTATATTTCTTAATGAATGAAAATAAGGATTTAAATATACTTCCTTTTTTAATGATGAATAATTCTAATTGTTTTAATTTTTCTCAGAACAAAATTGAATAATATATTATAAAAGGAGGATAAAATTTTTACTCAATTCAATAGAGAAGGAGAAAAAATGTTTACAAATATTCTTATTGCAGTCGTAATGACTGCTATCTTTACAATTTCTGCATTATTAGCTTTTAAGGGATCTGAATTCGTTGCGGAACTTGCTTGTGCTGGATTATTTCTGGGTGGTGTCATTGGTGGTTTAATTGGACTATCAATTCCAGCAGAAGTAAACGTTGAAACAGAAACTCAAAAAATTCTTCCTTTATCTCAAATTATAGAAATAAAAGAACCAAATAAGTATATAATTTGCGATAGAGAAGAATTTGGTATATTAAGATATAGTTTTTATATAAAAGATAAAGATGGATATCCTCAAAAAATTTCTATTGATAGTGTAAAAATAAAAGAATCTAAATCAAAATATACTTATACAAAGAAAACTCCAAAAATAAAATCAATATTTTGGGGATATCTCAACACTGAAACGGAAGAAGCTATAATAGAAGTACCAAAAGAAGCGATTTACTATACTTTTGTAAATTAAAAATTTTTAAAGGGAAAGAAGATTCTTTCCCTTTATTTTTATAAAAAAATATATTATAATATATATAGAAAATAAAAAAGGAGGAATAATAATGCCAACAATTAAAGAAAGATTAGGGTTTGCCGATGGACCTATTACTCTATTCAAAGGCGATACTTATAGTCATATTGAATGGTTTCGGCAATCAGTAGCAAAATATCGAAAATATTGCGGTTGGTATATTCCTTCTACAGAACAGATGCCAAAAGATGTGCCGCAAGATTTAGAGCTAAAAACTTTAAAGTGGGAAGATATTTCTTCAAATGAAGAGATTTTATTACCAGACCATATAATCAAAGAAGTAATAGATAAATTGCTTTATGATGAATCGCCGTCTGAATGGGTTGGTGAAATTGGTCAAAGATATTATTTTAGTCTTTTGGTCAAAAGCGTTAAAGAGCTAGATACCTTTTACGGCAAATCAATTCTTTATAATTTTGAAGATGCAGATGGAAATACTATTATATGGTTTTGTTCTGGTAAGGGCATTAACGTTGAAGAAAATGAATGGTATGAAATAGCTGGTACTGTTTCTAAACATCAAAAATATAAAAATATTAAACAAACTTGTATTAATCGTTGTAAATTAATATATAAATGCAAAATGGAGGATTAAAATGGGCGTAGATTTTAGAGCAAGCATTATTGTAGGATATCCAATAGAAAATCAAGAAATAGAAAAAGAGTTGAAAAATCATGAAGAATTAGAAGATTTTACGGTTTACACCGATGGTTATTCTTCAAATAATAACTGTGCTTTCGGGTCAAGATTGTTCTTTACTGAACAAACATATTTACATAAAGATAATATATTACCTATATTCGATGAAAATGAGCTTTATTTTAATTTTAAAACAATTCAGCAAAAATATAGAGAATTTTTAAAAGAAAATGAATTTGACATTCATTTGGCAGATAAATTGCCGAAAATGTATTTAGTTCAAGAGATTCAGTAAGAAGGAGGGTTAAAATGTTAAATATAAATTTATGGAATATTATAGGCTGCGTATGTAGTTTTATTACTTTCTTAGTAAGTGGAGATATTTCTTGGTTTGTAAGAGATTATCTCATAACATTAAATACCAAAGAGGTGTAATACAATGTTTGATGATGATTTTTTAGGATGTATGGCAGATTTTGCTCGTTTAGATTATATTGTAAACGAAATTTGCAAAGGCAATTATTTAACAGTTAATTGTAGCGGATTAACAAAAACAGATAAAGAATATATCTCTCAGGAGGTATATAAATATAGTGGAAAAATTTTAAATTGGGGTTAAAGGAGAAAAGTTATATGTTTTTATTAATTACTTTTTTAGCTATATTAATTATTGGAATTATTTTGATAATAATAAATCATTTTAAAAGTGCTACTGTATTAGAATTAATTGGTTGTCTTTTTATTATAATTGGCATTATTTCCACTATTCTTGCAAGCACTTGTGCTATATCAGCTGTTTGTTATGAAACCAGTGAAAAAGCTATATTTATAAATTATTGTAATGAATTATTGGCGGAAACAGTTATTGCACAGACAGAACCTGGATATAATTCTGTCGCTATCAATAACTTAAATAAAGAAATTAGAGAAGTAAATATGAAAATTCGTTCTGCACAATATTGGAGTAAAAATCCTTGGACCAATATTTATAATTATAGCTTCTACAATGAATTGACTACAATTCCTTTAGTTACATTAAAAACCGAATAACCTAAACTGTAAAACCTTTTAATTAATTTTAAAAGGTTTTATTGATTTTTATAAAAATATATATTATAATATATATAGAAAATAAAAAAAGAAAGGAATAATCTAAAATGCCAATATTAAATTCAATTTCTGAAGCAGAGTTTTCCGCTATGGATAGCTATAGAAGATATTATGCTTATAGTGATTATACTGATACGCATAAAGAAAAAGGTTTAAGACACGTTCTTCGTTATTGGGAATCAAATAAATCTCGATATTTATTTAAACTTTTAGGGGAAAAATTAATATATTCTAAAGAAATAAAATATGAGCGTCCTTCAGAAGAGGTTTATGATCAGTTTTATTATGAATTAACAAGTGATTTTGATAGTCCGCTTAAAATCTTTAGAGAATATTTTATTAAACAGCTTAATAAAATATATACTACAGATGACTATAAAAATCAGGAATATTGGTTATGTTCACATCTTTTAGAGCCTTCTGTTTTAACAGACAATAAAGTAGGTTTAGCCTATGATTTAGAAATTAATGATAAAAAAATTCGTGTACAGCAAGAATCTAAGCCAGTAAAAGTTTTAAGAAAAATTGTTACTGCTTTAGAGCTTGATGAAGAATTATTTGAAAAGTTTCGTTTAAAACACTCATTAATTTTAAATCAAAAAATGATTAAAGGAGAACTTTGTCTTTCAATCCACCCTTATGACTATATGACAATGAGTGATAACAATAATGATTGGGAATCTTGCATGAGTTGGATAAATGAAGGTTGTTATCGTCGTGGAACAGTAGAAATGATGAATTCTCCAAGTGTAATAGTTGCTTATTTAAAATCTTCTCGTAATACCACTTTTTATGGTACAAATTTAGAGTGGAGTAATAAAAAATGGCGTCAACTATTTGTTGTTACAGAAGATTTTGCTACAGGCATAAAAGGCTATCCTTATCATAATTTAGAGCTTGAAAAAGAAGTTTTAAAAACTATCGCAGAACTCGCTAAAGAAAATTTAGGATGGGAATATTATGATCAATTTCCTAAATTTATTGAAGAAGCTTATCGTTGTCATAATTATCCAGTTGCAAAAATCAATTTAACAGATGATGAAAACTTTTGGGTAAAGCTGAATTTTTCTGTAGATACTATGTATAATGATTTTCATTCTGGTTGTGAAAATTATGTAATTATTAATACAAATATAACAGAAAATACTGATATTGATTATTTTTATGGCGGACCTGTTGTATGTATGTGTTGCGGCTGTGAAAATAGTGATTATGGTTATGATGATGAAGCTATGTATTTAGTATGCGACCATTGCGGAAATAGTGAACCAGATCCATATGCAATTTGCAGCGAATGTGGAGATGATTTGTATGATAGAGATGATTGTGTAGAACTTGATAGTGGTTATACTATATGTAACAGTTGTTATGACGAAGGTTTCTACTTTGTTGATCCAATTAATGATCTTCAATATCCAAACAGCGAAGGATATACTGTTTTTCTTAAAGATAAACAAGGAAATGTTACAAATAAAAGTATAATAACAAGTGTTCTTACTAGATATAATTATACTGCCGAATGGGATCAATATTTTAAAACGTCTAGGATTTGTTGGGATGGATTGTATTCAATCAGCGAAAATGATTGCACAGAAGCTGGACTAAAACTTTTCAAAGAGTAAATTTTGATTTTTTAAAAAAAATATTATATAATATATATAGAAAATAAAGAAAGGCAAATGGTGAAAATTATGAAGAAAATTACAAAACGTGAAATGTACAATGATTTAATTGCTTATTTTAAGGGTGAAATCGCAGGAATCGATGAAGATGCTGTGATTGAATTCGCTGAAAAGCAGATTAAACAGCTTGACAAGAAAGCTGAAGCAGCTAAGAAAGCTGCTGAAAAGAAGAAGGCTGAAGGCGATGCTCTTACCGATGCAGTTGCTGCGGTTCTAACCGATGAATTTGCTTCGATTGCAGATATTACAGCTGCGGTTGCAGGCGATGATGAAACTATTACCGCTCCCAAGGTAACTTACAGACTGGCAAAGATGGTGCGTGAGGGTATAGCCGAGAAACAGCAGATAACTGTTGAGGGTGTTGATGGTCAGAAGGCACGTAAAGTTCAGGGTTATCGTATAGCAGAATAATAAAATAATTTAAAACGCTTCGATTAATTTCGAAGCGTTTTTTGTATATGGTCAGTGCGGCGCCCCCGGTCGTGCATATCGTTAACCGAGTGCAAAGCCATTTACATAATTTTGGTTGCAAATTATCAAAAAAAATGTTATAATAATATTATAAAGGAGGAATTTAATTGAAAGTATGTTTAAGTAGCAGAAATACCGTAGAGTATTTATTAAAGGCCGATGAAATTAAAGTTCAATATAAAGATCATGAGATTATTCCCAATCTTATTGAACGTTACCCAAAAGCCACAATTATTTTAGATTTAAATAAACAATACGAGTTTAATGAAACAGATGAAACTTCTTGGGCTGATATAATAATGTACAATGATTTAGCTAAAAATAATTTTATTTGTTGCACAGAAACTTTATTTCAAATGAATTATTGTAAAGAAAATAATCTTAAATTTTATTATGGTTTTCCAATTAATTCATTTTATGAATTACAAAGTCTAAAAAAACTTGGTGTGTGTTATTTGCGTTTAGCACCCCCATTAACACATATGTTACCAGATGTCGCAAAATTAGAAATTCCTATTCGAGCAGTTCCTAACATATGTTATCAAGACTATTTGCCGCATCAAAATGGCATTCATGGACAATGGATTCGTCCAGAAGATTTACATATATATGAATTATATATAGACACAATTGAATTCGAAGACTGTAATGAAATCAAAGAGCAAGCTTTATATCGAATATACATGGAAGAACATGAATGGCCTGGTGATTTTGATATGCTTTTCACTAATTTTAATCACCCTGGTGTTAATAGAATGATAGAGCCAATAGTAGGTAGAACTCGTATGAGTTGTGGTCAACGTTGCGAACAAAATGGTAGTTGTCATCTTTGCGATATTTCTGTACAATTAGCAGACCCAGAAATGTGGGAAGAATATCAGATTAGCCTTTCTGATAAAGGACGAGAAACTCTTCATGGCGAAGAACAAAATGAAATAATTGATTTTTAAATAAAAATTTGTTATAATATATATGTAAAAATAAAAATATATATTTATAAGAGGGTGACTAACTATATGACTATTTTAACACAAAATGATTATAAGTTTTTTGAACATTTAGTTTCATTAACACAACAAGAATTGCATAATTTTATGAATACTTTATTACATCAGTATTATTCTAAAATTGAAGCAACTAAAGATTATACTATTGCTACTGGTGATATTCCTATAGCTTTAGTTGCTCATATGGATACTGTTTTTGCACAACCCCCAAAAGAAATTTATTATGATAGAAATAAAAATGTAATATGGAGTCCAGATGGATTAGGTGCAGATGATAGAGCTGGTATATTTTTAATTATAAAAATATTGTTAGCGGGATTTAAACCTCATATTATATTAACAACAGATGAAGAATTAGGTGGATTAGGTGCATCTGTATTAGCAAGTATTCATACAAAATGTCCTTTCCCAAATTTAAAATATTTAATTCAGTTAGATCGTAGAGGAATAAATGATTGTGTATTCTATAGTTGTATAACACAAAAATTTATTGACTATATAAGTAAGTTTGGTTTTGTAGAAGCTTATGGTTCTTTTTCTGACATAAGTGAATTATGTCCTGCTTGGGATAAGTGTGGAGTTAATCTATCTGTTGGATATATTGATGAACATTCAACAAATGAAAGATTGTTTGTTAATGGTTTGTTATCCACTTTAAAAAAATTAAAAACAATATTAAGTCAAACTGTTATCCCTAATTTTAAATATGAAAGTTATGAAGATGACTATTGGGATTATCGTGGATATTATCATTATGGCGATTTTGGATATGGTGGTAATAAAAGCTTAAAAACTTATGTATATTGCGATAAATGCAAAAAAGCCATTCAAAGAGATACTTGTATTGAAGTTCAAAAGTCTGCAACAGAAATTGCAAAATATTGTATTGATTGTTTTAAAGATACAGATGTTCGTTGGTGCGATACTTGCGGTGAAGGCTTTGAGGTAACAAAAGGCAATATTCAACAAAAAAATTGTTATTTATGCAATCCGCATATAACAAAACAAGAAAAGGAGAAACGTTATATTGAACAAACTAAACATTGATTTAGATAAAATGAATGAACAAATTTGTGAAGTATTACAACACTCTGAAGCATATAGTTACCCAGAACTTCAAGGTGTTCAATTTGATGCTTGTAGTATAGTAGAAAAATGGTATTCTCAAAAAGAAAAGTTTATAAAACAATGGGGCGGACTTATTTACGAATGTGATAAAATTACTATTAATTTAGATGATGAAACCAAAAGTAATAAAATATTTGAGTTCGCTGAAAAAATTCAAAATCGATATTTAAATAATGATCT